TATTTGATGGTGTTTGAGTGTTACTTGGCGTTTGAGTTGGTGTTATACCTATAGTAACTGAAGGTGTTTGAGTTGGTGTACTTGTTGGCGTACCAGTATTTGTTTGAGTTGGTGTTATTGTGGACGTTTGAGTATTTGTTGGTGTTACAGTATTAGTTGGCGTTGAAGTTGTTGTTACCGTTGGAGTTGGTGTTGGCCCTAAAATTACCAAATCATATGTGTGGTTATAAGTTGGTACATAACAACTATATGTTCCATAATAATAACTTGAATAATACGTAAATGGTATTACTTGATTACCTAAATTAACCGTTCCTCCTGTTTCAGGAAAGAAAGTAACTTCAGTTGTTAACCCGCTTAAATTTACACTTGAAATTAATACACCACAATCTGCCATATTAATAAATACTCAAAATTTTATATTATTGTTGATAACAAATCTATACTAAAAAAAACGGTTAAATAAAAATACCGTACAATAAGATTACTGTACGGTATTATATTTTGTTATTCTAAAATAATTACAATTTATGGTATAATATTAATTTAATAATCCTGAAAGATAATCAGAAGTTAAATCAGTCCAAGTACCTGCAGACGTTATATTGTTCCATGTCCAAGCGGAAAACCCATCAACTTGAACATAAGATTCATATCCATAATCCGTATTTATAAAAATACCATTACACAAGTACACTGGATTTTCACTAACATATCCTAAAGCGGATAATGTTCCTCCTGTAACCGCCGCTGGTAAGTAATCAAATAAAAATTGATTAGCACTATTTCTAATAACTCTTGTGGCATATGCCATACTATCCCCATATGTCATTGCCGATAGAGTTGCTCTTTCAGGCCATAAAATATTTTGAAGATAATAAAATTCATAATCTCCAGTTCCTGACCAAGATGAAAAATTTGGTTGTGTTGCTCCTGTTGCAATAACTTGAGCAACCGCCCCTGCAACCGCACCGCAAGTTGAGGACAAAGTAGTTCCACTAACATTACCTTTACGATAGATGTAACCTACATCACCATCAAGAGTAATTCCAATATGTGGTGTACTTGAAATAAATAATGTTCCTCCAGAAATTGTTGAACCTGTTGTTATATGACTTGCCCACGCGCCCAAACCAACTTGGCCAACAAATGGATAACCAGCCAAACCTCCTGACATAAATGGGCCAAGAAGAGAGTTTGCCGATGTCGGAAATTGTCCGATATTACTAACTCCTTGTACTATTGGTGCATCAACGTCATCAGAACAAATTCCTTCGGCATATACAATATCTTCAGGAGCAAACCCTAATGATTGCATAAATCCAGTAGTATACGAACCCCAAAAACTAGATAAAACAGAACCTGTGAATGTTAAATTAACGGTTTCAGTATATGCTGATTGGGCTGGCGCTGGTTCGGGTACTGTTATAGTATAATCTGTTTGATATTCTGTAATAAATAAATCATATTCTCCATATGGATATTCTGAATAATAATTAAATGGAACTATTTGCGAACCTAAACTAATTGTTCCTCCAGTTACTGGTCTAAAAACAGTAGGATTTGATGTTTTTCCTATTAAACTGTTACTTGTGATTCTAACTCCTTCTATTGTTGACATAATTTTTTATTTATAAATATATCTTTATTTTATTAATTTTGAATTATTGTATAAAATAAGTCTCCATTAGGTATATCTAAATTTTCTAAATTATTTGATGGAATAGTATTATATAATAAGTCTCCAATAGGAATATCTAAACTTTCTAGATTGTTTGATGGAATATTATCATAGATTAAGTCTCCAATAGGAATGTCTAAACTTTCTAAATTATTTGATGGGATAATATTATATAATAATTCACCAATAGGTATATCTAAACTTTCTAAATTACTTAATGGAATATTATTATACATTAAGTCTCCTACTGGAATTAATTCGTATGTTAGTGACGGACAAGGGACTGAAACGTATGACAAATCGTTATTTGGAATTGTAATTCTACAATTAATACAATTAGGGTCAAGTAAATTATACTTACTCTTTTGAATTTTAAAATTATGTCTAATTTGAGAGGCATTCAATGGCTCAGTATACATTCTAAATGCACTGATGTCACCAATCATACTACCCCCAAAATATTCTTCTAATTTAATTTGAGTTGTAAGACCTGAATATATTGTATGGTCTAAGTCATAAGTTGTTAAAGATTCAGGGTCTTGTTGGTAAGTAAGTCCACTTAACTCAGCAGGACACCCTCCTGAGAATGTTAAGTTGTCATGAAGACCTTGAGTACCTCCTCCAATTGAAATGTTATAACCGACACCTATTTGTTTTTCTTTTTCAACATTTAATAATCTCGGAATAATTTCTTCAAAGTTTTCCGCAACCATAAACAATTTACCGTTAACATAGAACTTAAGAGTACCTAATCTGTACTTTTGTTCTACCGTCCACATATCGTTAAACGTAACAACTTCAGTACTTGCTGGGTCATACGGTTGTTCGTGAGTTAACGGTGGTTCAATTAAAGTAACACTTCTATCTTCAATTGTTGCAAAATATGTATCTTTGACAAGTAGACCCAACCCACCTTTATCGTATAAGTCACAAGTATCCAACCATTCATATCTTTGAAATACTGCGTCAATCTGAGCCCAGTGTTCAACATTAGGATAAGTCGTTCCACTACATTCATCAAATATACCTCTTGTAGAACACCATTCAGTAACTGAAGTTCCTGTTTGATATGTTAATCCAGTCAAACAAACTCCACTATATTCACATCCACCTGTTATTCTATATGTCTTAACACATAGTCGTGGGTTACCAGTATCACCACTAAGTCTTAATGACAACGCATTTGATACCTCATCATACAGTGGGTCTTTCTCAGGATATTTTGCAGTTGTTGTACAATCACAAGGACAACCACAAGTACAGTGAGTTATTGTACCACCCGATGGTTGATACACTTGTAAACATTCTGATGATGTGTTGGCAGTGCTAGCACAACCACAAGTGTGCATACAAGTTAAACCTGATGTAACTCTTGTATAACCCGTATCTTGTTTTGGTTCACCATCTGCATAATGGTAAAACTTATTCTCGGCTCTTGCCCCCATATAAAAGAATGTTCCTTTATTATTAGGGTATCTTGCATTCAGACCAACTGAAGTATCTCCTGTCCATCTATATCTTAACATGAACTCAGTTGTCCATCCTAAATTAACTCTTTCAGGAAAAACTTGATAGTCATATCCTGCAATCTTATAGAATCCTTGATAGAATCCTCCGTCTAATCTTGAAAAATATCCAACAGGATTACCATCTGTCGCATAATACATGTCGTAGTTATAGGAGTTGTCATCCCATAATCTATTTTCAGTTGTTGTAAAACCAGTAATAGGATGTAATTTCATTCTCCTATCATATTTGTATCTACTAAATTTGTCCGACTCAGTTGTATATAAACCTGTGGTTATTTCAATAGTCTCACCTGACATTTGAGAAACTAAACCATTATCAATTCCTGTTAATCCAACATCACATAATTCTGTAACAACAGGACAAAAGTTAGGGTCAATAAATAATGGATTCCAATAATTTTCAGAAACTATTGTATTATTATCAAAAGTACAAGCGGATGTTTGACATACAGTTGTGGCTGAACTATTAAAGTCAAATTTAAAAGGCATTCTGTTACCATCGTCCTCTCCGATTAATAAAGGAGAAAAAACTACCTCTTGGTCGTAGTCTTTTTCATCAGACGCTAGACAAATATCTGTTATTTCATTAACAGGTTTTAGACCAAATTTTCTAAAATTATACTGATTTATATTTTGATATGCCATAGACTATTGATAAATACCTTATATCCTAGTATTTATAGAATAAAAAATAGAGATGATTTCAACAGATTCAGAATTTTACTCATCACCATATTATTTTTTCCTTAGAGACAAAGGAGACAAATACTCATTATATTTCTCTGTAGAGGGAACTTTGACAGAAGCGCGTAAAAAAGATGAGGTTATTCACTTCGCCAAAAAAGATGGAGAGAAAGTGAAAAATCACATTAAAAAAATTGCTAAAGAGAAAAAAATTAAAACAACTAAAGGAGTTAAGAAAGATTTAGAAGAATTAGTTAATTTGGATGGTGCGTTGTCTAATTCAAAAATACCAATTTTAGACCCTAAGTTACATCCAAAAAAGACAATGGACCAAACTGTCGCTGCTGCTAGAATTACTAATGACCCTATTTCTCGTGGTTATAGAACTTATTATGGTGAGTCTGTTGAAGAAGAAGTAAATGAAATTGATTTATCAGGAGCATTTGGTTATGAAGAAACTGAAGATATGGATGGACCTGAAACTTACAAATATTTGGTTAAAAAAATGAATTTAGAACCAGATGATGCTAAAGAAAGAACAAAACAACAAGGTAAAGACCCTTCAGGTGAAAAAGATAAAAAATCAAAATATTACCACGACAAGAATTTTATAACAAGAGCAACTCTTTCTGAAATTCAAAAACAAAAAATGATTAAAGTTGTTGAAGATATTTTGATGGGTAAAAAAAATTCAGACAATTCTGAAGTTGGAAAAAAAGAACTCCCAAAAAACATTGACGAATTACCGTTATTAATTAGAAAAAATTTAAAATCTCTTTTGAATCATGTTGAAAAAAATGGATTCTCAAAGGAAGACTTAATTAAACTTATAAAAAAAGGTGAATAGTAGTTTATACGATAAAGAAATTGAATTCCCTTCGGATAAAAGAAGACATATGAAAATATGTTTTAATAAAGCCGTTGGAGCAGACGCCGATACTGAAGGTTACCTTAGAAATAAAGAACTTCAAAATCAAAAATTTATTTCATATAAACAACTCAAAAGAATTAAAAACTTTTTTGATAATTTCAAAGGAAACGAAGAAGAACTACCATTTATTTTAAATGGAGGAGTTGAAATTAAAAATTGGGTTGACAATGAGTTGAGACGAATGAGGGATTATATTAAGATGACCAAAACCAACAAAATGAATACAGGAATGCAAAATCAATTCTTGGACCCTCACGAGAAAAAAGATTTTACAAATGTAAGAACATCTCAAAAACATTTAAAAACAACTGACAAGTACGATGTTGCTGTTACTGAAAGCCTAAAAAGAATAAATGAAATAATGTCAAAACTATAAAATTATGGCAAACGAATTAACGATTGATTTAAGTCAGAATGAACCAAACGCTCTTACTGCAATTGCAGACCAAGAGAGAGCAAGACTTATCCCTAAAAATGATTTTAACGAAGCTGGAAATCCATATTCAGTTACTAATCAAGACGCTTTAGCTGATGGTGACGCTATGGGTAGAGGTACTGGTGTTTTTCTTGACGTATATAATACTGCAGCAGGAACTATTACTGACGTTGTAGAAAGAAAAAATGAAATTAAAATTAATAAATTTAACTCATCAAAACCTTACCCTAATTTCTAATGAAACTTCAAGAGTCATTAAAAGGATTACTTTGTGAAATTGCATCTATTGGTAGTGTACAAGACGCGGTCAATAAAAAGCAAGTTATTACAATTTACTATGATGGTGATGAGCCAGGTGGTAGAGGTATACGTGAAGTTGAGCCAGTTGCTTTAGGTAAAAGTAAAGCAGGTAATTTAGTGATGAGAGGCTGGGACCGTGAAGGAGCATCCCACACCGCATATAAAGGTGAAAAACCATTACCAGGATGGAGATTATTTAGATTAGATAAAATCTTATCCTTGAAACCTACTGGTGAGGTTTACAATCAACCACACCCAGGTTATAATTTTAATGGGGATAAGAGCATGACTAGTATTATTACAATTGCAAAGTTTGATAATAATCCAGTCACACCTCCAACCCCAGAACAACAAACAGTTTAATTTTAAAACATGGACCAATTAATGCAAAAACTTATGGCGTCTAAAGCCATAATGGACAAAACAGAAGGACTTTCTAAAAGTAACTATAGACCACAGTCTAATCAAATGTTAACGCCAGAGTTTGATATACCTCAAGCAAAATATAATATTCCTCAAGAATTCTTACAAGAATCACCTCAACAAGGGCAAGTTATGCAACCTTATTTATCTGAAGCTCCAAGAGTTAATACAAAACCTGTAGGTAATCCAACAGTTGATGCTATTAAAAATTCTAGACTTCCTGATGAAATTAAGAAATTAATGATGGAACATCCAATTGCGCAACCTCAACAACAAACCGCAACATTATCAGATGACTTGATTGAAAGAGCATCAAGATTAATGAAAGAAAATGGGAGTAATTATTTACCAGACTCCGCAAAACCTCAAACAGCTCAGGCACCTCAATCAAAACCTCAAACACAACCTACAACATCATCTATAGATTATAAGTTAATTCAAAAGATGATTAAGGAAGCGGTTAAGGATGCTTTATCAGAAAACGGTTTAATTGCTGAGAGTACTGAAAAGTCTAATGAAATATTCAGTTTCAAAGTTGGTAAGCACGTTTTTGAAGGTAAGGTAACTAAAATTAAAAAATTATCTTAACCCCTTTCTTTATCTGACATAAGTTATTATATTTTATTGAATACAATAATTTAATATGTCAAAAATCAAAATTTTAGTAGTACCATCCGACCGTACAGGTGTTGGTAAATTTAGGTCCGTAGACCCTCACGTCTTTCTTCAGAATTTATATGGAGACGATTTCCACGTAGATATCGTGTATGAACCACCATATGATGATGTCAACTTTTGGACTGATTATCAAATAGTATCATTCCATAGAAGTATTGGACCTGATTTTGATAGAGCAAACCGATTAATTCAAATGTTAAATTCATTAGGTGTTATCACTGTTGATGATATTGACGACTATTGGATGCCAGGTAAAGAACACCCGATTCACGATGTCATTAAGTTTAATAAGATTAATGAAAAAATTGTTGCAAACCTTAAAGTTGCAAAATATGTAACAACAACCACAGGGTTATTTGCAGATGAAATCAAAAAGATTAATCCTAATGTATTTGTGTTCCCTAACGCAATTAATCCAAATGAATCTCAATTTAAAGAACCAAATGCAGAATCTGATAGATTACGTTTTGGTTGGTTAGGAGGTTCATCTCACTTACACGATATTCAATTATTAGACCAATCTTTAAGTAAGATTACTCATTTGAAAGACAAATTCCAATTTGTATTGTGTGGTTTTGATACAAGAGGAACTGTAACTGAAATTAACTCAGCAACTGGAGAACATAACAAAAGAAATATTTTGCCTCATGAAACTGTTTGGGCTTCATATGAAAAAATATTTACTCAAAATTATTCAACAGTCTCTGAAGAATATAAAAAACATTTATTAAATTACAGTCAAGAAACTTATGATAATGAAAATAGTGAGTCATACTCAAGAGTATGGACAAAACCTGTTACGTCTTATGCCAAAAATTATTCAAAGTTTGACGTTTCTTTAGCACCAATTAAGAATCATATGTTTAACCGAATGAAGTCTCAATTAAAAGTAATTGAGGCTGGATTCTATAAGAAAGCGATTATTGCTTCAAACTTAGGCCCATATACGATTGATATCAAACATTGTTTAGACCACGGTAATTTTGTTGATGGTAATGGTATATTAGTTGATGAGCAAAGAAACCACTCAGATTGGGCAAAATATATTGAAAAACTTATTAAGAATCCTAACATGGCTAAGGACATGGGAGAAAGATTATATGAGACAGTTAAAGACACATACGATTTAAATGTAGTAACAAAAAGTAGAGCAGAATTTTATAAATCAATCATATGATAAACATACCTATTACCAAACTTTTATTTATTGATATTGAGACCGTCGGAGTTCAACCCGATTGGGATTCATTAGTCAAAAACAACGAGGCTCTTTCGTTCCAATTTGAAAATTATTTAGACTGGTTCCAAAAAAGATTCCCTGAAGATGCCGACAAACCTGTTGGAACAATGTTTGTTAATAGGTCTGCTTTAGTACCTGAATTTGCAAGAATCGCCTGTGTCAGTGTTGCATTTGTAATGGACAATGGTGAAATTAAAATGCAGTCATTTAGTGACCCTGATGAAGGAAAAATGTTATTAGATGTTCAAAAACTTTTATACAGAGTTGGAGAACTTGGATTTTTCTTGTGTGGTCATAATGTCAAAGGATTCGATATTCCGATGTTAGCAAAACGAATGATTATAAATGGAATCTTACCTCCAAAAATATTACCAGGTCACGACACTAAACCTTGGGAAGTTAAGGCGTTAGACACCAAAGAATTATGGCAATATGGTAGTTACGGTTCTATAGCTTCTTTAGAACTTATGTGTGTTTCTTTAGGTGTTGAATCTTCTAAGAATATGGAAGTTACAGGAAATAAAGTACACGAAGCTTTTTGGGTAAAAAAAGATATTAAAGGTATTGTAGAATATTGTGAAAAAGATGTGTCAGTATTAATTGACGTAATAAAAAAAATAGTAGAATTAAAAAAATGAAAACATTAGACCCGAATTTACTTAGTCAAATTCAAGAACAATTTGAATCGTTAAAAAATCAAATGGGTATTGAACCCGACGAAAAAAGTTACGAAGGTTTAGATAACCTTTTTGGTAATATTTCTTTTGATGAAATTCAAAAAGAAATGGAAACCGCAATGAAAACAAAAACAATAAAAATAGAAACAATCCATGAAGACGCAATTTTTCCTGGATATGCTTATCCTTCTGATTCAGGGTTTGATTTATATTCTATTGAAGAATTAGACATGGCTCCGTTATCAAGAGCGTTAGTATCAACAGGATTAAAAGTTTCTTTTGACGAAGGTTATGAGATTCAAGTTCGTCCTAAAAGTGGATTAGCAATCAACTACGGTATTACTTGTTTGAATACCCCTGGCACTGTTGACCAAGGTTATACTGGAGAGATTAAGGTTATTTTATTCAATACATCAAATGAAACATTTACAGTTAAGAAAGGAATGAAAATTGCTCAAGCAGTTTTATGTCCTGTCATGAATGGTAAATTTGTTAACCTTGAATTAGTTGAAAAAGTAGATAATAAAGACCGAGGAAATAATGGATTCGGTAGCACAGGAATTTAATAGAAATGATTACAGTAGGTTATTCAACAAGAGAACATAATCCAAAATTTATTGATTATCTCAAAAAAAGTTCGGGATTTAAAAATTTAGAAGTTATTGAAAAAATAAACAACGGTGAGAAATCTCTTGCTCAAGTTTATAATGAAATACTTGAAGAGTCCAATACTGACATTGTAATCCTTTGTCACGATGACATTTATTTTGAGGCGACAGGTTGGTACAACAAAGTATTAAAACATTTTGAAAAAAGTGATTTTGGTATTATTGGTATGGCAGGTTCCACATCAATGCCCGCAAGTGGACAATGGTGGGAAAATAGGAAAAAAATGGTTGGCATTGTAAACCATGAACACGAAGGAAAAAAATGGGAATCAAAATATTCCGAATCATTCCACAATAACATATTTGAAACTGTTATTGTTGATGGTTTATTTATGGGAATTCATAAAAAAAGAATCAAGTCTAATTTTATTGAAGACTTTAAAGGATTTCACTTTTATGATATTCCATTCTGTTTTGAAAACCATTTACAAGGAGTTAAGGTTGGTGTTATTACTAACGTTAGAGTAACTCACAAATCTATTGGACAAACAAACGAACAATGGGAAGAAAATAGAAAATTATTTGCTGAAAAATATAAAGATAGTTTACCGATTAAACTTCCATTTGACCCCACAAGAAGAATCAAAGTTTTATTATCATGTTTATTCTTCAGAACTTTTACAGGTTCTGAATTATATGTGTATGAACTTGCAAAAAGTTTATTGAAACTTAACTGTGATGTTACAGTCATATCTCAAATTGGTGGACCGCTAACAGACATGGCAAAAAAAATTGGTATCAAATGTCTTTCATTTGAAGAATCTCCAGGGTTTAAACTTGGTGATGGAAAGTGGGGGTTTAATTCTCCTGAAGGTTTTAAACCGTCAACTGAAAATATGATGTATCGTGTCTCGGAAGTTAACTATGATATTATTCATATACAACATAAACCTGTTGCAGAAAGAATGATTCAATTTTATCCCGAAATAGATAAAATATATTCCATTCACTCTGAAGTTATTGAATTGGAAGACCCTATCAAACATGAATCAATTAAGAAGTACATTGCAATTAGACCTGAAATTAAAGACCATATTGTTAATAAATTTGAAATACCTGAAGAGTCTGTTGATGTAATATATAATCCATTAGACAATGAAAAATTCAAACCAAAATCTAATGTTAAAGTTGAGAATGCGGTTTTATTTGTTGGTACAATTGATTACTTAAGAAAAGAAACAATTTTGGATTTAATGGAACGAACTAAAGAAGAAGGTAAAGAACTTTGGTTAGTTGGTGAAGATAAAGGAAATTATTTACCTTTAGTTTTAAATGAACCTCATGTTAAACATTTCCCACCTACTTGGTCAGTTGAAAACTTTATATACAAGTGTGAGGAAACTGCGGGAATTCAATTAGGAAGAACTACAATTGAGGGATGGTTATGTGGTAAACCAAGTTGGATTTATAAAGTTGATTCTGCTGGATTTATTTTATCAAAAGAAAAATTTAATCCACCAACAGATTTAGAAAAATATTATACTATGAATGTTGCAAAACAAATAAAAGAAGAATACTTAAAAATTATATAATGAATAGAATTATTGATTATGAAAACTTATCAAAAGAAATCCAATTATGGATTACAAATTATGTCAAAGAAAATAATTTAAGTGAATTAATTGTTGGTGTATCTGGAGGGATTGATTCTGCGGTTGTGTCAACACTTTGTGCAGAAACAGGACTTCCTACTATTATAGTTGGAATGCCAATTTATTCAAACGAAAAAAATACTAAATTATCTATAAAACAGATTGAATTTTTATCGACAAAATATAAAAAAAATGTTTCAGGTTACCATGTTGATTTGACTAAAACTTTTCAAGAATTTCAATCTCACCCATTATTCAAAAATAGGTTCAATTCAGAATTAGGATTTGCAAATACAAAATCACGATTACGAATGATTACATTATATCAAATTGCGGCATCCGTAAATGGAATAGTGGTTGGCACTGGAAATAAAGTTGAGGATTTTGGTGTTGGATTTTATACCAAATATGGTGATGGAGGTGTTGATATTTCTCCAATTGCCGACCTATATAAAACTGAAGTTAGGGAACTTGGTCGTTACCTAGGTGTACCTCAAGAAATTATTGATGCGGAACCGACTGATGGTCTATGGGAAGATGACAGAACTGATGAAGACCAAATTGGAGCAACATATAAAGAACTAGAATGGGTTATGGAACATGGACTCAATAAACTTTCATATTCTAATAAAGAATACAAAGTTATTGAAAAGTACTTAAATTTCAATAATAAAAATAAACATAAAATGGTTTCAATACCAATTTTTAATTTGAAAGAAAAAGAAATTATATGAAAATAGGAGTAATTGGTGCAGGTAGGTTAGGTCTTACATTTGCTCTATTATGTGAAAAAAATGGTTACGAAGTTTTAGTATCTGACGTTAGAGAAGATTATGTTTACAATCTTAACCAAAAAATTTGTATTACAAATGAACCGTTAATACAAAATATGTTGTTTGAATCTACTAAACTTAGCGCAACAACAAACAACATAGAAATTATAAAAAATTGTGACACTATTTTTACATTTGTAGCAACTCCGTCAACTATTGAGGGTAACTATGACACGTCAAAAGTGTTTGAAGTTTCTGGAAATTTTAATACCGCTTCGGCGTTAGAAATACCACTTTATAATAAAAAATTTATTATTGGATGTACGACTAATCCTGGTGATACGGAACAGATTCAACAAAGATTGAATATGTTTAATATTCAAGTTGCTTATAATCCAGAGTTTATTGCTCAAGGTGAAATTGTAAAAGGGTTAGAACAATCAGATATTGTTTTAATTGGCACAGATTATCAAGATTTAGCAAATGAGTTAATTGAAATTTATAATAAAATACAAACAACTTCTGTCAACGCATATGTTATGTCATCTAAAGCTGCGGAAATAACCAAGATAGGTATCAACTGTTTCTTGACAACTAAAATCAGTTACGCCAACATGATGGGTGATATCATGACAAAGGCAGGTATCAAAGGTGAAATTGATATGGTTTTAAGTGCAATCGGTGGTGACACAAGAGTTGGTAAAAAATATATGAAATATGGATTTGGATTTGGTGGGCCATGTTTACCAAGAGACAATAGAGCGTTAGGTCATTACGCCAAAAATTTAGGTATGGAATTAAATTTACCATTAACTGTGGATTTGTTTAATAAAGAACACGCAACTTTCTTAAAAGATTATTATGTTAATTTAAATCCAGATAAATCAAATCCATTTGTAATGAACTATATTACATACAAAAGAGGAACCGATATTTTGGAAGAGTCTCAACAATTTCAATTGTGTATAGATTTGTTAAACGAAGGATACATGGTAAATGTTATTGAGATTGACGCAATTAGTTCTAAACTAAATTATCTATCAGAAAGTTATAATGGTAGATTAAAATTCTATAAACAAGGTACAAAACCTGAAGGATTCGTAATTAATTTACAATGATAAAATTTGTTTGTTGTTTTTGGAATGCCGAAAAATATATAAAAAACTGTATCAGAACTCTTAAATCTCAAACGGATAAAGATTTTGAAGTTTATTTAATTGATGATATGTCAACCGACAATACAGTTGAAGTTATTAAAAAATTAATTGGGGACGATTCTCGTTTTAAATTAATTGTTAATCAAGAAAAAAAATTCAAATTAAAAAATTTAAATGAACTAATTACTCAATTCGATGATGAAGATATTGTCATAGAAATTGATGGGGATGATTTTTTATTAAGCTCTGATATTGTTTCAGACATTAGAAATATGTATTCCGATGACCAAGTTTGGTTAACTAATGGTTCATTTATGTACTCTAATGGAGACTCGGGATTTTCGTCAAAATGTAATCCTGAAACAGTTAGAAAAGATGCCTTTAGATTTTCTCATTTAAGAACTTGGAAAACTTTTTTATGGAAGGCAATTCCTGATAGTTATTTAAGAGATGATGACGGTTCTTATTTTAAATCAGCAGCTGACGTTGCTTACACTTTTTCATTATTAGAATTAGCAGGAGACAAAAATTATAGATTTTTACCAAAATTATATTATGTTTATAATGCAGAATCACCATACAACGACCATAAAATTGGTAGTGCAACTGGGGGAGGACACAGAGAACAAGAAAGATGTTCTAACATAATCAGAAATAAAACTAAATTAAAAAAACTAATTAGATGAGTAATTTAATATCCTGTAATTTAATGGGTGGATTGGGAAATCAACTTTTCCAAGCGGCACATGCTTTAGCACATGCCAAAAAATTAAACAGAGAAGCAGTTTTTGTTCCACATTCATGGACTCCAATGCAAGGGAGACAAGCAGAAAACTATCTTGATAATATTTTTAGAAACATGAAATTTGTTGAGAGTATTGACGGATTTGAAAAAGTTAGTGAAGGACCTTGGGAATACATTGATGTTTATGCAAAAGACCATGACACAGTATTTGACGGATATTTTCAAAGCAGTAAAAACTTTTTTGAATATTACGATGAGATTAGAAAAATATTTTCACCAACAGAAGAATTTATTCAAGAAATGTATGAAAAACATCCTGAATTAAACCAAGAAAATACTTTATCAATTCATATTCGTAGAGGAGATTGTTTTATGAATCCTGATATTCACCCAATTGCAAATGAAAAATATGTTGAAAGGGCGTTAAAAGAAATTGGTGAGTATTCTCACGTATTTGTTTTTAGTGATGATAAAGAATGGGTTAAAGAAAACCTAAAGTTTGAAAATGTAACATATGTTGATGATGTTGATTACAGAGAAATGTGGTTGATGTCTTTATGTAAAAACCACATCATGGTTAATTCTACATTCTCATGGTGGGGAACATTCTTAAACCCTAATCCAAATAAAAAAATAGTTGCTCCTTCAATTTGGTTTGGCCCAAGAGGTCCAAGAAACTACCAAGATATCTACGAATCATATTGGACAGTATTAGAAGTTAATTACGAAGACGGATGGTTAAGTTAAACATGTTATCAAGAAATTTCGCACACGACAAAGGGTCAACTGCGAACAAAGCACCAGTTCATATTGAATGGTGTTTTAATAGTTATGACAATCCAATATCGGTTTATTTAGATAACGATTTGTTTAAAGGAATTGAAGACCACAAAGTTGACGGTGGAAATAAAAAGAAATTTCTTTGGGTTATTGAATCAAGAAAATTTGATGGTGGTGCAATAGATAACATAAAAAATAATTTAGATACAGTACTTGAAACATTTGAACAAATTTGGACTCATAATGATGAATTATTACAATTAAGTCCCAAATTTAAATGGACTCCAGCATACGGTAGTTATATTAAAGAATTTGGAGTACATCCAAAAACTAAAATGGCATCTATGATTACATCCAATAAAAGATGGACTAGTCAACATGAAATCAGACATGATTTTGCAATGGCAAATCAAGATAAAATTGATGTATTTGGTAGAGGAATTCAAGAAATTCCAAATAAAGAAATCGGTTTAAAAGACTACCGTTTTTCTTTCTGTGTTGAAAACGATACCTATGACACTTACTTTACTGAAAAAATATTAGATTGTTTTGCAACAGGTACTATTCCTATTTATATGGGTACTAAAAAAGTTGTGGATTATTTTAACCCAGATGGAATTATTTTTTTTGATGGTAATTTTGATGTTTCAACTTTAAGTGAAGAATTATATAATTCTAAAATAGATGCAATAAAAGACAATTATGATAGAGTACAAAAATACAGTGTCCTTGATGATTGGATTTATGAAAATTATTTAATTCATTATGTCTAAAATTTGTTTAATAAGACAACCCGCAGGTATTGGAGATATTTTCTTTTGTCAAAAAATTGCAAAAGATTGTATTTCTAAAGGGTATGAAGTTTGGTGGCCAGTAATTCCTCAGTTTGAATTTATAAAAGATTACATCAAAATTGATGGATTAAATTTTATAAATGAAAATGATAACTTTCCTCATAAAAATATTTACAGGGAGGGGTATAGTAAACCAGAACAAATTTCAGACGACTCAATCTATTTACCAATTCAACATTTTGATAGACATTTTGATTGTTCAGTAATGCATGCAAAATACAAGATGTTAAACATGGACTATTCAGATTGGATAGACCATTTTTCTTTTAAAAGAAATTTTGAAAGGGAACAAAAATTAATTGACCATTTTGGAGTACAAGATAAAGAATTTGTTTTTGTTAATAGAATGTTTGGTTCACCTCCTGATTCTAAACCATGTATCCATATGGGTCAATATGAAAATTCTGTTGAGATGGAATATCTTGGTTGGGATAACTTATTTGATTGGATAGGACTTTTATTGAAAGCAAAACACATTTATACTGTTGAAACTTCAATATTATATATTATAACAAAACTTGGATTAAAAAATGTTACAGTTTATTCAAGACATGACCCTCCAAGTTTTCACCAAGTAGAACACATGTTTGATAAAGATTTAACTTATATATTATGATTTATACACCAGTAAGCGTAGGAGAATTAATTGATAAATTATCAATTCTACAAGTAAAAAAAACAAAAATAACCAATGAAGAAAAATTAGAATACATAAATAAAGAATTTGAATTATTATACAACTTATCTTCAGTTTATTTAGATATTAAAGAACTTGAAACATTATATAACATTTTAGTTAAAACTAATTCTAAACTTTGGGACATCGAAGATAAACTTAGAGTTTTAGAAAGTGAAAAAAAATTTGATGAAGAATTTGTTGAGTTGGCGAGAAATGTATATTTTACTAATGATGAAAGATTTAGTTTAAAAAACCAAATAAATAAAATAACAGACTCTGAAATCAGAGAAATAAAAGAGTACATTAAATACCAATAACATGATACACAACATTAAAGAAGCCTTAAAAAATTATTTTGAAGACGAAAGTTTGATTAACCCTGCAGGAACTCCTGGTGCTGAGACTGGATATCTTGAAAGAGATGTAAATTGGATGAAAGAAAATTTAATTCCAAAAATTAAAAACTTAATTGATGAAAATGTTAATAAAAATTGTTTGGATGTTGGTTGTGCTCAAGGCTATTTTACCAGAGTTTTAAGTGAAACTTTTGAAAAAACTTATGGAATTGATTTATCTAACAATAGAATTAATTATGCAAAACAATATGAGACTGAAAGGTTAAAATTTGTTCAATCTGATTTAACTGAAAGTTTTGTTGATAAGTTTCCAATTAAATTTGATTTCATGTTTACTAACGCGGTTCTTCCTCATATTCCTTTAGAATTTAAATCAGATGTTTTTAAAAATTTAGCAGAAGTTGCAAATCCAGGATGTATTTTTGTGATGTATGATGGAATGTTAAACGATGATAATAAACACAAACATGATGGAAATAAACAAGCAGATTTTAATAGTTGGAATGGTAAAGAAATAATCAAAGTTGTTTTTATAAGTGAAAAATGGATACGTGAAAAAGCAACTGATTGGGAAATATTACAAATTAATAATGTTGGTTACGCAACTGAAGAAATAATATTAAGAAGAAAATAATATGAGTTTATTCGGAGCTTTTTGGGACTTAGACCCCAATCCAGTTGGAACTGATAATTTTGGAAACAACAAAGGTTTATTTTATAATTTAGAATGGACACCTAAAGGAGTTCTACATATTGGAGCTTGGGATGCTTGGGAGGCAAAACAATATGCGCATTATTGTGGAGGAAATTCAATTTTTTTAGAAGCAAATTCAGATTCATATGAAATGTTTAAAAATGAAATTGAAAAATTTGGTCAAAAAATATACAACTACGCAGCTTGGAATGTTGATGGTTTAAATTTAGATTTGTATTGTCCTCGTGGTAACCCTGATTCAAGTTCATTAATTCCACAACAAGGAGATGTTATTAAAACAAAAACAATAACAATTAAAACTTTGTTTGAAAGAGAAGGATTAGAGTTTTCAAATTATGATTTATTAAACATTGATACTGAAGGTGCTGAATTACAAGTACTTGAAGGTATTGGTGATGGTATAAAAAGTTTTAAATATATTATTATTGAAGTATCCGATTTAGGTTCGGATTTTGAAACTCAAGTTAATGATTATATTATTTCAAAAGGATTTGAATTTATTAAAGATAGTACTCATCATAGAAGTTCCGTAAACGGTAAAATGTTTTGTGATAAATTGTATAAGTTAATCTAATGAAAAAATCAGTAATTTTAACTTCAAGAAATGACGATTACGGTGGTAATTTACATAAAAGAACTACTATGTCACTCACGTCTTTAATTGAAAACCACGATGAAGTTATTTTTGTTGATTGGAAAACGAAAAATGGTGAAGGGGTTATTTCTAACATTAAAAATAACTTACCCCATACTAAAAGGTTAAAATATATTCAGGTTCCTAATAAATTTTTATCTGAAAAATATCCTCATATTGCGAACTATACAATTATAGAATCTATTGGTAGAAACATCGCAATAAGAAGAACTGAAAATGATTATATTATTTCAACCAATATAGACATTGTTTCAACACCATTAGACAATTCTATCTTAAAAGAAAACACATTTTATACCGTTTCAAGAAGAGATGTGGATGAAAATTTTCATTTAGGGTTTCAATCATATGAAGAGTTATATAATTCAATTTGGAACAATAAAGATTCATATAGGCCAAAAGATATAATTGATAGTAAAGAAGATAAGTGGTCTTTAATAAATTGTTGTGGGGATTATCAAATTGGACATAAAAACGTTTGGAATCAAATGAAAGGATTTGAAGAGTCGGTTTTGTTTGGTTGTGGTATTGACACTAATGTTATGAAGAAAGCCTCGTACTACTCAACTATTGAAGTATTAGACCATTACATCTTCCATCTTAATCACGGTAAAAATGGAAACAGGGATGAAGATGAATCTGTACCTCCTATGTCAGACCAAAATTCAATCATTAAAGATTTTGCCGAAACAACAAACTCGGATAATTGGGGAATGTTCAATGAAGATTTACCAATAGAATTAATTTAAAATGGTAACAGTAAAAAGAATTTTAAAAACAATTTTTATCATTGGGGGTAATGCTGGAGCAAAAATTGCGACAAATATTTTTAGTCTAACCCATCCAAATCACTCATTATGTTATGTTGAATGTTTTTGTGATGAAATTACAACTAATCGGTTATTCCGAACAGTTGAAGAATCTTTGGACACATTAAAAGACGAAAACATAGAATATTTCATTGCAACTGGAGATAATGAATTACGAAAAAAACATTATGAGTTAATTAAAAATTATACGAATAAAGAACCAATTAATTGTATTCATCCCACATCACTTATTGAAACATCAAAAATAGGTCATGGAAATTTAATTTGTCCAAATGCGGTAATTCATATTGACGCTTCAATCCATAATTGTACAATTATTAATACAGGCTCAATTATAGAACATGATTGTAATGTTAATAGTTTTTCACAAATTTCACCAAACACAACTTTATGTGGATACGTTAATATTGGCCAAGGGTCATTCATTGGTGCAAGTAGTACATTAATTCCAAAGATATCTGTAGGAAATGATTCTATTGTTGCTGCAGGTTCTGTTGTAACAAAAGACGTTCAATCACATACAATGGTCGCTGGAGTACCAGCAAAAATAAAAAAACATTTATAATAATGAAAAATTTTAATATACCTATATTCAAACTTAAATTTGACGTTATGTCAAAATTAAAATTCTTAAAAGGTTCTTGGGACATTTTATCATCTGATAGACCATTAGGTGAATCTAAATACGTAAAAGAATTTGAGAATAAATTCGCCAAACTTTCTGACTCAAAGTACACACTTGCTTGTTCTAATGGAACTACGGCAATTGAATTGGCCTTGAAGTCAATTGATGTTAGAGGTAAAAAAGTTTTAATGCCGTCAAACACTTTCTTCGCAACAAGTGTTGCAGTCACAAATGCTGGAGGTATTGTTGAATTGGTTGATATGGAATCAGATTCATTTTCAATATGCCCTGATGATTTAGAAAAAAAATTAAATCCTGAAGTTGGAGCGGTTATAATTGTTCACATTGGAGGGATTATATCTAATAGAATTTCTAAGATAGTTAACCTATGTAAAAAGAATAAAGTTCATTTGATTGAAGATGCAGCACATGCACATTGTTCAGTTAATGAAAAACACAAAGCAGGGACTATAGGCTCAATCGGATGTTTTTCATTTTTTCCAACAAAAGTTATGACAACTGGCGAAGGTGGAATGATAACTACAAACAACAAAGAACTTTATGAAAAAATGAAGTCTTTAAAAAACTTTGGTAGGGATAACAATGATGGGGGTATTATCATTAATGATGGAGGTAACAATTTTAAAATAAATGAATTTACTGGATTATTAGGAAGTATTGAATGCGACAGAGTTATTTCAAGAATTGGTAAACGAACTGAGTTATTAGAAAGATATTTTACTAATCTAAAAGAAACCAAATACTTTGTATTAAAGCAAAAAGGAAAAGGTGTTTGTTCGTATTATAAGGCAATTATTAAGACGCCAATTGACAGTGTTTGGTTAAAAAAATACTGTAAAGAAAAAAATATTATATTAACTGGTGAGGTTTATAAAATACCTGTACATCAACAACCTTTATATAAAAGCCAATTTTCCTATGTAAATTTACCAAAAACCGATTATTATTGTAATCATCATATATGCCCACCGCTGTATCCTGAATTATCTTTAGATGAGGTTGATTACATATGTGATGTTTTAAAACAAGCACTAATTGATTATGAAAAACAGAGTAGCAAAGTTAACTCAAATAAGAAAAATTGAAATCTTTGAAGAAGAGATTCCATTATTAAGAGAAGGACAAATACTTGTCGCAATTAAGTCGGTTGGAATTTGTGGTTCCGATATGCACTATTTCAAAGAGGGAGGACTTGGGTCTTTTAAAAATCCATTACCCATGTACATGGGACACGAACCATCAGGAGTTATTGTTGATAGTAATGGGTCAACCAAATTTAAAGAAGGAGATAGAGTTGCCGTTGAACCTGGAATGCCGTGTGTTACATCATATTGGTCAATGAAAGGTAAACATAATTTATGTGAAAAAGGTACATTTATGGGCGCAAATGCTCAAGGTGCGTTTTCAGATTATGTTATTGTTGAAGAACTACAACTAGCCAAAATTCCTGATTCCATGTCATTTAATTTGGCGAGTTTACTTGAACCTTTAGGAGTTTGTTTACATACCGCGAATTTAATTGAACCTAAGTTTACAGAATCAGCAACAATATTTGGAGCAGGCCCTATAGGACTTTGTATGTTTTCTATTTTGAAAAAGGCAGGATTGAAAGATATTTTCATGATAGACAAATTACCTTATCGGGTTAATTTTGCAAAAGAATTTGGAGCGACAGATTCTTTTTTACTTGCTGACGATTACAACAGAAAAATTAAAGAAATGACTCATGGTATGGGTACAATAATTACTGTTGATACAGGAGGAACTGCAGAGTCAATTGATGGATGTATTAATGTCGCATCGGTAAATGGTAAAGTCGCATTGATTGGTATACCTGAATCTGATATGGTAAACTACAATCCTCACAGAATGAGAACAAAAGAATTAACTATCAAAAATATTAGACGCTCAAATCAAACATTAGAAGATTGCGTTAAAAACTACACAGGTGATATAGATATTGAAAAAATTATTTCTCACGAATTTAAGTTTGAAGATATTCAAAAAGCCTTTGATTTAGTTGCTGATTATGGTGACGGAGTATTAAAATGTATTATAACTAATAACTAATATGAAATTAAATTTAGACTATACTGGAGACAGTAGATGGGAACAAATGTCTGACGTACATAAAAGCCTCCCTATTCCAAACGTATTTGTAAGTTTACTTTACAGATACCAAGACCAAATATCAAATCTTAAAGATATTAACTTCGCAATTGAAACAGGAACTCATGATGCAAGAACATCTATTTTCTTAGCAGAACATTTTGACGTAGCATTTACTGTTGAATTATTTCCTGACAAAAATCCGTATGATGGAAAAAGTTATAGAGAATTATATGAGGAAATTAATCAAACAAATGAAAATTTAACATTCTTATTTGGTAACTCGACCGAAGTATTATCTTCAGTTTTAGAAGAGCTACCTGATGAAAGATTTTTTATTTTATTAGACGCTCACAGTATGTTAGATGGTCCATTGAGAGAAGAATTAATTACAATCAACAAAGCAAGTAATAGAAAAGACCACGTAATGTTAATTGATGATTGTAGAGATTTAGGACAAGGTAATTTCCCATCACTACAAGAATTTAAAGAATTACTTTACGCAATTAATCCCGATTATACAATTATAAACACAGAAGAAGGTAACCACATTTATTTAGTATATTAATATGAAAAAATTTATAATTACAACAACAATTAATTCACCAACTGAAGCAACTCACAAATTCTGTGATATTGCAGATAATAAAGATTTTATTTTTGTTATTGTGGGTGACACAAAAACTCCTCACGAAGAATATGAGAAATTAGTTGAGGACCATAAAAATGTGGTTTATTTAACTCCTGATGTTCAAGATGAACTTTATCCCGCATTGTCTGAAATAATTGGTTGGAAAACAATTCAAAGAAGAAATATTGGATTTGTATTTGCATACCAAAATGGTGCAGATATTGTTGCAACTGTTGATGATGATAACATTCCATATAGTTCCTGGGGTGATAATATTTTACTGGGACAGGAAATTGAGGTTGATGAATATGAAAACATCTCTTGTCCATATTTTGATGCGATATCAACAACCGAACATAATGACCTTTGGCACAGAGGATTCCCTATTGAATATCTACAAGTTAAAAACAATATTGAATATAAGGGTAAAATAAAAATTACTCCAATGGTTCAAGCAGAATTTTGGGATGGAGACCCTGACATTGATGCAATCTGTAGATTAAGTAAAAAACCAATCGTAAAATTTAATTCATTTGACCCGTTCACAACAAAACAACTTACACCATTTAATTCGCAAAACACTTTCTTACACAGAGATGTTCTTAAATATTATTCTGTCTTTCCATACACAGGTAGAATGGATGATATTTGGGGAGCATATGTTATGCAACATTACTTCCCTAACTCGGTCATCTTTGCGAAGGCTTCAGTTTACCAAGCGAGAAATCCACAAGATTTGGTTAAAAATTTAGAGAATGAAGTTATTGGATACAGAGGAACATTAAATCTTATAGATAACATAAAAGATTACAGGGATTTACTTCCAGCTAAAACTGTTGAATATTTTGACATATACCAAAAACATTTTGATTAAATGAATTTAATTTTTGACATAGGTGCTAATGTTGGTAAGACAGTCGCCCAATTTATTACTGTTGCTAATAAAGTGGTTTGTTTTGAACCAAATCCAAGATTAGCAAATTTATTAAGAGGTAGATTTGCAAATGATTTGGTTATTATTGACGAAAGAGGAGTGTCAAATAAAAACGGAACTCAAACTTTTAAAATATCTAACGCAGATACTATTTCAACTTTATCTGAAGATTGGGTTACAAACTCAAGATTTACTGGAAGTTACAATTGGGACAATCATATTCAAATAGAAACTGTTACATTAGATTCTGTTATTGAACAATATGGGATACCTGATTATATAAAAATTGATGTAGAAGGATATGAATATGAACTTTTAACTTCTTTTACTAAATTTTTACCAGATACTTTGTTTGCATTTGAATGGGCAGAAGAACAAAAATCTAAAATAGATTTAACCATACAACATTTAAATAAATTAGGATATAATTCTTTCGCATTTACAGAAGCAGATGAAATTTTGTTTGATGAACATATTCATTGGGAAAAATTAAAAGACTTTAATTTTATAGAATTATTAAATTCGGAAAGAAAAGAAAAATGGGGTATGGTATATTTTAAAAAATAATTATGAAGAAAGTTGCCATTTGTATTTCAGGTCAATATAGAAGTTTTGATAAATGTTTACCTTCTATTTTTAATAATTTGATTTTAACAAACACAGAATATGAATTAAAATTTTTCACCTCATTTGCAAAAGAAAATGGTAAAATAATCAATTTACCATTAGAATTTTTTAATATATCGTCTATGATTAAAATTGAGGAGGATTGTATCCTCCCCGATTTAAGTTATCAAAAATCAAAATACAAATACCAAGATTTCCAACTTGATAGTGAAAACGACCCAAGGTTAATTTATTATCAATTAAAACAATTCCAATCTGTATTCAATATGGTTAAGGAATATGAAAAAAATAATAACATGATATTTGATTATGTTATGAGGTTAAGACCTGATTTAGAATTTAAAAGTATTTTTAATTGGAAGTTATTTGAGGATTCTATAATAACTCCATCTGAAGATAACTTTCAAGGGTACAATGATAGGTTTGCAATTGGTGCTAGAAATCTTATGGAGGTATACATGAACCGATTAGATTATTGGATGTCTGAAAATGATGACATTAATTTCACAACCCAAAATGAAGTTAACTTAAAACATCATTTAGATAATCACAATATAATAGTTAATAAAACGCCAATTGATTTACAATACATCAGGTATAATGATTTTTCTAAAATTAAATTAAAAATAACATCCGTAACAAACGATGAAACTCATTTTATGAATATAACCAACGAGGAATTACCAATAAACCTTAAAATTTGTTGTGGTAAAGAAGTTGTTTATTCTACAAAACTTAATGCGCCTCCTTACTTAGGTTGTTATGTTGGAAGTCCAAATAAATGTACAAATAAGAAAGTTATTTTTCAAGGAAATGACCTATACTTAGAATATAAAATGAACTAAAATTAAAAAAATGAAAAAAATAGTAGTATTAGGTGGAGGAGGGTTCATAGGTGGACACTTAGCCAAAAGATTAAAAGAAGAAGGAAATCACGTAAGAGTATGTGATATTAAAAAACATGAATATTTCTTTCAAGATGAATTTTGTAATGAATTTATTTTAGGTGACTTAACAGACCCTAAAGTTGTTGAGTTAGTTATTGAAGAAGATGTGGATGAAGTGTATCAATTAGCTGCCGATATGGGTGGTGCATTATACATCTTTACTGGAGAAAATGATGCAAACGTAATGCACAACTCAGCAACTATTAATTTAAATGTTGCACACGAATGTGTTAAAAAGAAAGTTAAGAAGGTATTTTACTCATCTTCTGCGTGTATGTATCCTGAACATAATCAGTTAGACCCCGAAAATCCAAACTGTGAAGAATCATCGGCATATCCTGCAAATCCAGATTCAGAGTACGGATGGGAAAAGTTATTCTCTGAAAGACTTTATTTGGCATATAATAGAAACTACGGTTTAGATGTTAGAGTTGCAAGATTTCATAACATTTTTGGACCACAAGGTACATGGCAAGGTGGTAGAGAAAAATCACCAGCGGCAATGTGTAGAAAGGCAGCAGAATCTAAAGATGGAGATATTATTGAGGTATGGGGTAACGGATTACAAACTCGTTCATTCCTATATGTTGACGAATGTATTGAAGCGGTATTAAGATTAATGGAAAGTGATTTTACAGGACCTGTAAACATTGGTAGCGAAGAAATGGTAACCATTAACCAACTTGCCGAAATGGCAATTAGTATTTCAAGTAAAAACATCGGTATTAAAAATATTGAAGGTCAAGAATTTGTTGATAAATACGGATTCAAATGTCCTTTAGGTGTTAAAGGTAGAAACTCAGATAACCAACTTTATAGAGAAAAAATTGGTTGGGAAGTTAATCAACCATTATTATTAGGACTTACAAAAACTTACAACTGGATTAAATCTCAAGTTGATGACAGAGAATTAAACACAGATTGGATTTTTGAAAGCCCTGACGGTAAATCCGTTTATAGAAGAGAATCTGGTAGCTTAGATAAGCATAAAGTTAAATAAAAAGTGAATGGCGACAAGACCGAAAAAGTATCCAACACCAACTCCTTCAGGTGAAGAGAAAGTTGTAAAAACAAAAAAAGAACTAATATGTTCAATTGTTAAAAAGAAAACTAAACAAAAATTCTTATCTGACAATCAAAGAATTTATTACGAGCAGTTAACCAAAAATCAAATAACAATTTGTTCAGGTCCTGCAGGTGTTGGTAAAAGTTATATTGCAATGAAAAGTGCAATTGACCTATTAAGTGACCCTGAAACTCCTTATGAAAAAATCATCATTGTAAGACCAGCAGTTGAAGCTGAAGAAAAACTTGGTAGTTTACCTGGAAATGTTGAAGAAAAATTAGACCCATATATTTTTCCATCATATTATTTGTTAAATAAAATTATTGGAAAAGAATCACGAGACAAACTAAAAGAGATTGAAGCAGTTGAGGTATTTGCTTTAGCGTTTATGAGGGGAATGAATATTGACAACTCAATATTAATTTTTGAGGAAGCTCAAAACTCAACTCCAAATCAAATGAAATTATTATTAACAAGAATTGGATTTAATTCTAAGTTTTTTATTTCAGGTGATTTAGAACAGACCGATAGATACAAAGATATTAAACATAGTGGATTGTATGATGCAATCCAAAAATTTAAAAACATGGATGATATTGGTGTTTTTGAATTTCAAGCAGAAGATATAGTTAGAAATTCATTAATTACTAAAATATTAAAAAGATACGAAGAATGAGAATTGCGATAGAACTTAATGGTGTACTAAGGGATACTTTAAAAAAGATTCAAGAACAATATGAAAAATGGTATATTGAAAATCCATTTATAGAAGAAGAAGAAAAATCCGATTTTGAATATAAAGTTATTTCTGATTTGACAACATTAAACATTGAGAAACATTTAACATTCAAAGATAAAAATGACCTCTATGATTTTTTATATAAAGAACATACTATGGAAATTTTTGGGCACGCTGGCTCTATTGAAGTATCAAGTATGATGGATTTTAATGATTTTTATTTAGACATTAGAGATGAACATGATGTTTTAATAGTTTCAGATGAAATTGGAAAATCAAAACCCGCATCATTATTCTTCATATCTAAATTTGGATGTTTAGTAGAAACAGTAAAATTTTATAGTGAATCCACAATAAATTCTATGTGGGGTTCAATAGATGTTTTACTTACGGCAAATCCTAAACTATTATTAGACCATCCACAATCAAAGATTGTTATTAAATACGATACTTCTTACAACAAAGATGTTGAAGTTGAACATTCAATAACAAGTTTAAAAGAGTTAAAAACAAAAATTAAAGAAATATATGCTTAATGTCTTAGGAGAAAATTATTATATAGATTTAGATGAAATTGAAAATTACTTGGACATGAACGACCCTGTTGTAAGTGATTCATCACAATATGATGAATTTTCAGGAGGAACTGAAACAAAAATCAACATCATAAAATTTGAAATGGTAAAATTATTATTAGAAACTATATTATCGGAAAGAGATGAAATTGATGATAATTTAGGTCTTAAAAAATCTGATACCGCTTCAAAAGCAAGTATACCATTCAAACTAGCATTTAATAGTTTATTAAACAAAAAACTTATCAATCATTATTAATATGGAAAACACATTACAAGAAAAAGTTAAACAATCAATTCAAATTCTTAGAGATAAGAAGGCAAGAATTTATTTTCTTGTCCAAGACACAAAAGGAAATGCCAAAGCATCTATAAAATTAATTTATCAGATGGCAAAAATTCTTATAGATAACGGATACAATCCAATCATTCTTCATGAAAAAGCAGATTACGCAGGTGTGGTAGCTTGGTTAGAAGAGGAATATATGGAAATTCCTCATAAAGCAATTGAAGGACAAAATTTAGAAATTGCTCCTGAAGATTTTATTATTGTACCTGAACTATTTGGGTATGTAATGGAACAAATTAAAAATTTACCTTGTGCAAAAATTGTATTAGCACAAGCTTATTCACAAATTGTTGAGACATTACAACCAGGACAAAACTGGTTTCAATACGGTTTCTTAAAATGTATTACTACAAGTCAAATACAACAAGAACACATTGAGAAAGTAATGAGACAAGCAAGTTTTGACATTGTTAAACCTTTAATATCTTCAGAATTTTCACCTAAAGCGTTGCCAGCAATGCCAATAATTGGTATTCACACTAGGGAACAATCAGATACAATTAATCTTATCAAAACATTTTATTTAAGATTCCCCCAATATAGATGGTTTACGTTTAGAGATTTACGTGGATTATCTGAAAAAGAATTTGCAAACTCTTTAAGAGAATGTTTTTTAAGTGTTTGGATTGACGATAAAAGTGGATTCGGAACATTCCCATTAGAGTCTATGGCTTCTAATGTACCAGTAATTGGTAAAGTACCTAACATTAGACCTGAATGGATGACGGATGATAACGGTATTTGGATTACTGATGAAACATTATTATGTGATGTAATTGCAGATTTTATACAAAATTGGTTAGAAGATAACATTACACCTGAACTTTATGACAGTATGAAACAAACTGTTGAAAACTATACGAATAAACAAGAATTTGAGTCTAAAATAATTTCATTATTTGAAAATTACTTAACACTTAGAGCGGATTCATTTGAACAACAAATTTCTAAAACTGAAGAATAATATGAGCAACAAATTATCACTATCAATTATACTACCAATTAAATCATCTAAAGCCAGAAACTTTGATGAATATTTTGAAAAAGCAATTAAATCAATTCAATCACAAACTGTTGAATTTGAAGAATTAGTAATTGTTCATACGTCTGAAGAATCATTAGTTACTCTTTTAGAAGGGTATGATTTTGGAACGTTAAATGTGACTAAATTATTATGGGATAAATCACCAAATTATGCAGACCAAGTTAATTTTGGTGTTAAAAATGCTAAAGGTAAATGGATTTCATTATTTGAATTTGACGATGAATATTCATCGATTTGGTTTAAAAATGTTGAAAAATACATTGCAGCATATCCCGAAGTTCAAATGTTTTTACCTGTTGTTGTTGAGACGGATGAAAAAGGTATGTTTGCAGGTTTCACTAATGAAGCAACATTTGCTGCTAACTTTAGCCAAGAAATGGGTATTTTAACAAATGAAACATTACAAGACTACCAAAATTTCCAAACAGCTGGTTCTGTAATTAAGAAAGAAGTTATTGAAGATTTTGGTGGATTTAAACCATCAATTAAATTAACGTTTGTTTACGAGTTTTTATTAAGATTATCTTATAACTCAGTATCTATTATGACAATTCCAAAATTAGGATATAAACATACAAATATGAGAGAAGGTTCTATCTTCTATAACTACAAATTTGGTGACGATAGAATGATTGATGATGAAGTTAAATTTTGGATTCAAACAGCGAAGAAGGAATTTTTCTTTGTGGACGATAGAACCATAAAATATCAATCAGAAACAGTATAATGTCCGAAACTTTATCTGCAACAACAGAAGATGTTTTATCTAAAAAAAGAGGACGAAAGGCTGTAAAAGAAAATTATTTTGATGTTAGGGAAGAAACCGCTGTTAGAAATTTTCTATTAGCGGAAACTTCCGAAGAAAAAAATAAAATATACAATCAGTTTTTAAGAGGTCCTTTAGATAAAATGATTTCATCTATTATAAGACGATATAAACTATATCGTAAAGATATGAATTTTACTGAAATTCATTGTGATACTCATTCTTTTTTGATGACAAAAGTTGATAAGTTCAAACCATCAAAAGAAAAGAAAGCATATTCTTATTTTGGGACAATCTGTAAAAATTATTTAATGGGTCAAATTATTAAAGACCAAAAAGAAATTAATAGAAAAGTTTCATATGAGGATATGTCTGAAAGTATTGAGGAAAGGCCCGATATGATGTACAGAATAGATGAAGAGGTTGTAGATACAAGCGTAATCATTACAGAATACATTAGAGAATTAAAAGACTTTATTGAGTCTGAAAACTTGAATGATAACGAAAGAAAATTGGGATATGCATTGGCAGATTTATTTGACAATTATGAAACTATATTTTCAGGAGCAGATAATAACAAATTCAATAAAAATGTTATTTTATTGTCTTTAAGAGAAATGACTAATTTAAGTACAAAAGAAATTAGAAGTGCAATAAAAAGATTCAAAAAATTATACCTTGTCATTCAATCACGAATGAAAACAGATTAAAAAGTATTTATAGATATGCCTAGACCACAACGTAAAGAAATTAATTTTAGTAAGGAATCTATATTATCTTTAATGCAAGAAATCTACAACGAACTTGTAGAACAAAGACAGACAGCGATTAGAATCCAAAATAAGATGTTAGCTCTGTTAAAAAATCCATCTGACATGACAACTATTGGTCCTGTGATTGAAAAACAACAAAAAATTGTTAATGATTGTGTTGAGAAAAAAATTAGTTTATCAAAACTTCAATCGAGTATTTGGGAAAAATCAAATAGTAACAACAATGAATCTTTTTCTCTTGCCGATTTAGATGATGATTTGATTCAAAATCTTATAGAGAAAGATGTTTCTAATGACGAGGAGACATATAAAATGAAATAATATGGCAATAGATTTATCACAAAGTTGGGGTTCCGCCAAAAGTAGAACTAAAGCTGTAGTTGCTTTTACTAAAGCATCTGCGGGTGCTAAAGAGTTAAAGTCATCAGCGGCTAATTCTGCATCTAAAAGTATTAATTCAACTAGTACTCAATTAGACAAAATTCAAGAACAACAAAAAAGATATTTAAGAAATCCTCCAACATCTTTTACACAATTACTTGATTTAATTGGACTGGTAAGTGGTTCAGGTAGTAGTACTCTGGATTATTTGAGAAGAAAACTAATTGAGACTTTAGTAAAAATTGAACCTGATGTTAGAAAAATCATATCAGATGAGGCAATACACATTTTAGGTTGTTCACAAGAACAAACATTTAAAGGATTTTCTGTATCGAATTTAAATGTTAACCCACTTTCAACATTACCTGAAGGTGAAGGTATATATGTTCCAGTTGAGTCTTTAGATATCGCTAATATATTAAAAAACTCTCCTGACTCCGCGCTCGGTAAAGTATTTTATGAAGCGGTTGAAGTAAATACTGAACCTGGATTTTTAAGACCTTATGGTGGTAAAGAACCATTTCCAATGAATAAGGAATTAAATCAAAGAATGGATTCATCAAATTTAGGCAGGTCGTTTTATACTGAATTTGGAAAATATTACCAAGGAACATCGGGTCAACCATTATTTGATTTTCAATATACTAAAACTAACGAATTTGGGGTAACACAAGATTGTTATAGATTCGCATTACTTGATAAAGAACCTTTAACAGGGGACAATGAAGAATCAGGAAATAATGTTGGGGATTTTTTAATAGATTATTATAGTACACTTAAATTAGTTGATAGTGTTGATATTACATCATCATTAATAAATGTACTTTCAGGTGCAATTTCTATGAAAGCCAACTTAAGTGCTGACGAAATCACACAAAATTCAAAATTTTATTTATTACTTCAAAGAATATTAGGACTTTGTTTTGATTCGAGAAGAGAAATTGATGTTAGTGGTATTTCGAAAATTGCCGAATTAGATGGTGTTGATGAAACCTTTTTTGAATTTACTGAAGTGGACTTAAGAAGTATAGATTTAAATGTAACCAACATTCAAAATAAAGTTGTTGAATTTGAAGATTGTAATAACATTAAATTACCTGTTGATTATGAAAACATAGTTTCTCAATTGATTGACTTTAGAAGTACTTTAAGTGGTCAAACTACAGAACAACAAGTTGAAAGTATAAGTTCAATTATTGATAGTCTTTATCAAAATCCTGAATGGAAACTTTTTATACCCACAAATTTAAATGTTGAAGTTGCAATTAACCAAGATGTATTAAATCAAATACCTATAGCACTTGCAGCGTCAATATTATCGCCTAAAGTGTTATTACCTATTTTTGTTTTATTAAAAGTTGTTGAGTCTGAGGGTATATCAACATATAATCAAGCGATAACATCGGGTAACACATTTATTCAATCAGGTAATACAAATTTAGGTGGGGTTAATAATATTGTGAATAACTCAATAGATTTTCTTAAACTATTTAAAACATTTAATATTCAAGTAGTTTCAAAAATAGGCGCAATTTTTTTAAAAACTTTATATAAAATATTAGAAAAAGATATTATTAATTTACTATTCTTCATAAATCAAGATATAGTAAGAAGTCGAGTTCTAAAAAAATATACAATTATAACATCTCTATTACAAATATTAAATTATTATTTAATAATTTCACAATTAATTGACGATTATAGAAGATGTAAATCCTTAGTTAATGACATTCTATTGTTGTTAAATTTAATATCACAAAGTACGGGTTTAACTACTGATGATATACCAGCACCACTTTTAGCTTTGTCAGGATTTTTGCCAGGAACTGACCCTAACAGGTCAACAATAAATACAATAGAATTTTTACAAGAATTAGGTATACCTACAGGTACTTTACCTGATGGTTCTCCAAATTTAATGGTATTAGCTCAATTAGCAGGATTTAAAGGAGCGGATAAAGAAAATTCTGAAAACGGTAAAGTTGAAACAACTATTGACGCAAAATGTGCGGTAAACCCCGCATTTTGTTCAAAATTTGTAGGAAAAACAAGATAATATGACAACAGAAGAATTTGATACTATTTTAAAAGAACAAGGTGATTTAAAAAATTTACCTAACTCAAGATTGATTGAAATGATGGATAAACTATCTACCGATTTTGATTTAACAAGAACTAATATTATAAATCTAACTATGTATTTAGATAGTGTTGAAGAATTATATAATAAAACATTAAAAGAGTACGAACAAAGAAATAAGTAATGAGTGAGCCAATATTTTTTCAAGTAGTCGTTATGGATAATCGTGACCCAATGATGTTGGGTAGGATTAGAGCCAAATTATTAGTTGATAATTATGATGATATTGTAAAAAGTATTACTGACCCACCTTGGGATGAGAAAAAAGATGTATGGACAAGTAGAGACCCGTTTATCTTTAATCCTTTGATGCCATATTTTATGTATCAAGTACCAAAGATAGAAGAATTAGCCCAAGTAATTTATGTTAATAGTGAATTTAAATATCAAAATCAATATTACATTCAAAACACATTTTCATCTCCAACGTCAATTCTTTTTGAATATTATGTTGGGGGAAATAAATTTACAGGTACAGGTACTCAATTAGCCAATCCTAAACCTTTAAAAAATCAAGACGGAACATATGCTGATAAGGCTACTCATAAAGGTGTATTCCCTGAACCAGGTGACAATGCCCTTTTAGGTAGAGGAAGTGCGGATTTAATTGTTAAGGAAAATGAAATATTATTAAGAGCTGGTAAGTTTAAATCAACTACTTTAATTCCAAACGTAATACCAACAGGTAATCCACAAAGAGGATTTTTACAATTATCAAGAATTGGTACAACTAAAGTTAAACAAGATGATAAAGTTGTTGTAGAATTTGAACAAAAAGTAATTCAGGTAAAATATTTGGTTGAGTGGGTGATAACTAACCCTGAAAATACTCAAAATAAATTTTCGGGTAGTGTGTATCTTTACGGTTTAAAACCAGATATATCAACAAATTCTAAAAATTTAACTGTTGGTAGTGTTATTAAAGAAAATTTAAAATCTTTAATTGATTCGGTACCGTTCACATTATTATCAGAATATGATACAGTTAAATTCATTAACAATTTCATAAATAAATGTAATGGAACTGCAGGAGTTACTGACCCATTAACAGGAGCCGAAATATCACCATCGCTTAACTTAACACTTGCTTTAGCTGAAAGTGGTAAATTTCCATTCTTTTATAGACCAAATAATTTAACATATTCATATTTAAATCCATCATTATCTGCAAGTTATGTAAATTCTGATGGAGCCGAAGTTGAAAATATAAAAAACATATTCAATAAAGTTAAATTATACTCGGCTCTTCAACAAGGAGGTTATGGTTTAGTATATGCAAAAAATAAAGTTGGGATACCTCTTGAAACTAAAAAAACAGTAATACCCGTTTCAACATTTACCACTACTCCCACAACATATGGAGCTTTAGGTAGTGATAAAGTTTTTTTACTTTCTCATCTATCTTCTATACCAGGAAAAGGTAAAATTAACTTTGATAACACATTATATGGTATTACAGGAGAACAATTTGTTGACGATATTATTCCAAAAACATCAAGTTTAGTTAGAGGTGAAGAACTTATGGAGTTAATAAATTTAATTGTTAGATTTATGGTAACACATACTCACGCATACCCTGGATTACCTCCAGTACCTGTAACTCAAGATGGAAGTAACGTTCAAGATATATTAACTGAACTTCAAAACGCGGTAAATAAGATTCTTAACAAAAATATTAGACTTAACTAGTATTTATATTAAAAAGCATTAATGTCAATCTTAAGGTCATACATAGATAAGAATAATACTATCATATCAAATTCTTACGTCAACACGGGAAGAAACCCTGTTATTGAATTAAATTTTGGTGCGTCTGATTTCGTAATACCTAATTACGGATATACTAGATTCATTTTTGATTTAGATTTAGCATTACTTAGAGAAAATATTGTATCAGGGGTAATTTCAACAGGTTGTACTTCAGCAATGACTCACACATTAAAGATGACAAATACATCGTCATTTGATAATGAACTCTTAAATTCGTTTATGTCAAACGAAAGAAGACGAGCGACATCATTTGACCTAATTTTATTTAGAATCCCTCAGGCGTCAGGTGCGACAGGTCCAGCTCAAGATTGGGATGAAGGAGTTGGTTATGATTACAACGATTTTAACTTAGCTCAGAATAGTGCCATAGGAGGTTCGGCCCCCTTAACATATGTGGATAGTAGAGCCTATTCTACAAGACCATCTAACTGGTATCAAACATCCACAATTTCAAATTGGTCTCAACAAGGAATTTATAATAACAAAAATGAAGGAACGGTTAATTACTCAGGTTTAACAATTGTTGCAAGACAACATTTTGAATTAGGTAATGAGGACATTAACATGGATATGTCAAATGAAATTAACGGTGTCCTTAATGGTTCAATTACAGGTGTTACAGGATGGGGATTAGCCTACCTACCTCAAATTGAAAACTTAACAGGTTTAACCGAAAGTTATAGTGTTGCGTTCTTCTCAAGACAAACACAAACATTTTATCAACCATATATGTTAACAACATATGACGACTTAATTAAAGACGATAGAAATGTGTTCTTAAAAAACCAAGAAAATAAATTGTTCCTTTATGTTTATCAAAATGGAGATTTGGTTAATTTGGATTCTGACCCCTTTGTTAGGATTGAAGATAGAAATGGAGATGCAGTTAGTGGTATGTCATCTTTAAACACTTGTTTAAGAACTAAAGGAGTTTATGAAGTTGTTGTACCTAACGGGTTTACAAATCAACCTACACCGTGTTTATTCTACGATGTATGGTCAGGTTTAACTATTAACGGACAAAGTCTTCCAAACGTAACAAATCAGTTCACCCTATTACCATATTCATCAGGAATCCAAATCGGAGCGGTGTCTCAAGACCCAACCAAATTCGGTTTTGATTTTTATGGCATATTACAAAACGAACAAATACTTAATTCTGACATCAGAAAGGTTGGGGTTACAATTAAGAAGGCCTATACAGGACAAGTACCATTACAAAATATTTCAGCGTTTTATAGAGTATATGTTAGAGAAGGTACAACAGAAGTGCAAGTTCAAGATTGGACTCCAATTAATAGAACACCAAACGAGTATTACTTTATATTTGATATGAGAGATAAAATACCTAATCAATATTATGTTGATATTCAAGTAAATACATCAGGTGAGAAAGACACCTATAAAAAACAATTAACGTTTAATATCGTAAATAAAAAATGACAAAGATAGTAAAACTTACAGAACAAGATTTAAATAGACTTGTTAACAAAGTTCTTAAAGAACAAGAAGAAGCAAATTATATGTTTTTCAGTAATTTAGAACAAATCAAAAGACAATGTGAAATGATGTTGGATATGGACCCCCAAATGGTTGACCAGTTAATCAATAATGGACATGATTGGGCCGATGACCATATCACTGAAGCAAAGGTCAACATAGACCAAGTATTTGATTTTTTCAAAAATGAATTCGAAAAAGAAGAAGAATATGTTGATTACGAAGAAATGATGGCTGAAGGCAAAAAGAAAACAGGAACTAAATTATGTGCTAGAGGTTTGGCTGCGGCTAAAGGTAAGTTTAAAATCTTTCCCTCGGCTTATAGTAATGGTTATGGGGTCCAAGTATGTAAAGGGACTAAACCAGGTCTTGATGGAAAGAAAAAATGTTCATCACCATATTGTTAGAACCATATCGTCAATGTTATATTAAAAGGAAATTATTTTCCTTTTTTTTGTTTTTTTTTGCATGTCCGTATATTTATTACTATGGATACACAAAAAATATGTAAAATATGCGGGGTTAGTAAAAGTAAAAATGAATTTTATTCTTCACAACGAACACTAAAATGTATAGTTTGTTCCTTAGAAATAGGTAGATTAGGTAAGAAAAAAAGAAGAGAAAACTTAGAGTATAGAAAATCTGAAGGAATTAAACAAAAAGAAAGACGAGTTAGGTTATGGCAAAACACATTAATACACGATTCTAAAAGAAAAAAAGAACATACTTTAACAGTAGATGATATAAACGAAATGTATAAAAACCAGAATGGTTTGTGTTTTTGGTTTAAAATTCCTATAATCCCCTCAAGTCAAACGAAACACCCCCAACAACCTTCCTTAGATAGATTAGATAGGAATAAAGGTTATACAAAAGATAACGTAGTGTTAACTTGTTATTCTGCAAATATTGGTAGAAATGAGAATGACGTTGAAACTTGGCAGAATTTTGTTTCTTTGTTGTTTAAAAATTAATAAACCGCTTTAAGGAATTATATTAAATTGTTCTCTTAAGGCGTTTTTTATTGCATCTCTAAGAGATTCATTTTTTGGCTTGTAATGAGTCATTTTTGGTTTATTACCTGTACCACTTTTTGAGTGTGTTTTTTCTGCCTTTCTTTTTTGTTGACAAGCACTTCTTTTTTGAGAATCACTCATTTTACTTGCAACACCCGCAGCACGGCATTTAGGATACCCTTTATCACTAGCTTCAGGTCTACCACATGGTGGATGGCCACCACCTTCTTTTTTACGACAAATGTTTACCCATGGTCCTTTAGGTTGTGAACTACCTTTTGGAGCTTTCTTTTTACCAAACCAAACTGCCAAATCCTCTTTAAGAAATCCAACGGCTTTATCTATCACATCTTCAGGATTTTCAACATTACCAATGTCACCTCCTTCATCATCATTTTGGTCGGTATAAAATTGTTTCAAATACATATCAACTTTTGAAAGTTTATCAGTTCTATTTTCAATTTTTTCTCTTTGTTCAGGAGTTTCTTTATAGTCTCCATCGGCCTCTTCATATGCTAACTCAGCATTAGTGTAGCGATAAACAGGAATATTAAATGGTCCTAATTGTTCTTCAGTCCATGCCTGAGGTGCTAAAACAATTGGTACTTTAAAATGTCCAGAACTTCCTGACCCTGTTGCTTCACTAATACTTTTATTTTTCATATTATTATAAATATCGCAATAACACATTATGGAACAAGAAAAAAAACCATTAGGATTACTTTTTAATAGTGTTGCCTATTATAAACCTGAAGACATTGAACTGATAGTTAATAACTTAAACTTTGACCAGGCATTTTATATGTTAATACAAGCATTAGAATATGCCCATCAACATAGTATATATTCTCTTCAAGAAGCCGAATTAATTTCTAAATCAATAAGAATATTAAATTCAATAAAAACTGACGAATAAAAAAAGGGACAATTACTTGTCCCTTTTTTACTATCATCAAGAATATTGATTATCTCAATTCTCTTAAGTCGAAAGTTCTAACACCGTCAACTGTGATACGTCCGTAGAATCTGTTATTAACCATTTTCTTAGCGTATCTAGTCATGATACCTTTGATTGGTGTAAAGTTAAACGGATTGTACATTGTTGGAGTTAATTGTAAAGGTACGTACGGTGCGTAGATGTAACCAGTATCTAATAAAGATGTACCTTTGTGACCTAATAACACTTGGTTAGCAGGGAAGTAAGGGTCTCTATAAACTTGGTAACGACCAGCTAAAGTACCTACTCTTTCAATACCCATGTTGTATTGGTCTTGCTCAGGAGCTGCGTTTGATACGTGGAAGTACTCCAAGTCATCAAAGATAGCACTGATTTCAGAAGAAACAACAATCCAGTTAGCTCCACCTCTTAAAGTAGACTTGTGGATTTGAGCTGAAATTTGGTTGATAGCTGTAATCAAAGTTTGATTCCAGTCTTTTTGAGTGTAAGGTACTGCACTACCGCCCAGTCTCTTCCATCCATTGTAATCCCAACGTAAGTTCCAAGCTGCTCCTTTACGTAAATCTCTTAAGATTTCACGGTCAATCTCAGCTGCAACTTGCTCAGATAATAAAGCTGTTAATTCAGCTTCAGCATCAATGTTGTGGAATGCTGCAACGTCTTGTGCCATTTCTGGAGACCATTGAGCTCTTAATTTTCTTTCAGTTACAGAAACTGTTACTGACATTAAATCAAATGAAACCTCACCAATTTTATCTTCAAATTCTAAGTTCTTATAGATTCTATAAGTTGCTGTGAACGCATTGTCAGCAGCGGTAGAAGAAGAGAATGTAGAACCTGTGTAACCGTCCATTGAACCTCCACAAGTAATACAAACTGGTACTTGTAAATCAACCTCTAAGTAAATCTTACCTTGAGCATCACATAAGTTGTCATATTGACCACCATCAGTTTTACTGTTAGGGAATACTAATGTAGCGTTGTTATTACCGTAATTTACAATACCTTTACCGTATCTTTGAGTTACAACTCTAAATAAGTAAGGGTTAGTTGTGTTAGCAGATGTATACCAGTTAGTAGCAACACCATAAACAGTTAAGTCAGATAAGAAAGCTTCATTATCCATTGGTTGACCGTCTGGTCCGATTAATTTACCAGCTCCATCAGATGCGAAACCTGACATAACGATTAATACTTTTCTGTAATCAGAAGTAGTATATGCAGAAGGAACTAATTGGTCAGCTAACCAAGCTACAGTACCAACCTCAGCAGTAATTGCAGAAAATTGTCCTTTAGAATAGTCAAATAAACCTGGTGGGTCTAAAGCTGGTTCGTTACCTTCGTAGAATCTATCGTAAAGGTCTTTAGTGTTGTTATAGTCATAACCACTGTTTGGTGTTTGACCTGCACTTGCGTTTGGTGAACCATAAGGTGCGTAGTGTTGACCATTAGTCGCTGTTTCAACTTCGTAAGATTGAATGTTTGGTACGAAGTAGAATAATTTACCGATAGGTAAATTCATAGCTTGTACTGAAACGATATCATTCGCTAATAATTTAGAGAATACACGTCTAACAATTGGAAAAACAACTGTTTCAAATGCACCTGTATCAGATGTAGATGATGCTTCGTTAATTAAATACGATGCTTGGTTTTCATATAATTGTGCAACGTTTTCTCTCATGTGACCTTTAAGACCCTCTAAGAATCCTAATTTGTCCCATTTGTTAATTGTGTCCTCTTTGATAACTTTAAGGTGCTTAAGACCTATATTACCAACAAGACCTGAATCTAATAATGCTCCCATTTTTTAGTATAGTTTGTTTTTAAGTTTTATTTTATTTTTATTTTTTACTTTATTGTAACTTACTCATTAAATCCTTCATTCTCATGAATTGAGGATTCTCATAAGTTTTAGATTCAATTAAAGTAGTAGATGAACCTGTAGAAACTGTGTTATTAATTTTTTGTCCTACCGATTCATTTATTGATTTTGAATCCACTTTAGTTAATTCTTCTTTGATTGATTTATAAAGACCTTTTGATTCTTTAAGTGTATCAACATCGTCAAATCTTCTAAGAATGTTAATTTTTTCTTTTTTAGTTGTAGAGTGTTCAGTAAACAATCTTGTTGCGTAAGCTAGATTAGAATTGAATATAGCAACTTCAGTTAATTTCTCTCTGAAAACATTTAATGCTTTTCTATATTCTTCATTTTTCTCTCTTAACATAGAAACTTCCGCTTCTAAAGATTCAACAGTTACACCGTTATCATAAACATAGTTTCTGTTGTTTGTAATACCTTTTCTTAATCCTCTACCTTCTTTGGACCCCATTCCATAAGTTCTTGCAGCTTCTTTCGTTTCTTCTTTTTCAAACGCTTTTCTTTTTAGAGTATCACCTTTTTTAGTAGTGTAATCTTCATCATCTTTGTGAGTCTTAGATTTGTCACCCTTATTCATTCCGTAATCACCCTCTTTTGTTTCCGCTTTAACAACTTTAGATTTACCTTCCATGTTAGCACCTTTCTTGTATTCAAATTTAGCTTTACCAGTACCAACTGATTTTGGACCTTCTTTTTTGTCCTCATCAAATCCTCCTTTTGCCTTATTGTCATAAGAGAATTTTGGTCCTTTACCAATTCCAACACCTTTAGGTTTTACCGAAGATTTTGATTCATTAGTGAAATATTCTTCATCTAAATCTTCTTCTTGTTCGTCCAAGTCTTCTTCTTGTTCGTACATTTCATCTTCCATTTCTTCGTCCAATTCATCTTCGTTTTCTTCATCTAATGAAATTTCGTAAACAACTTCTTCGTCGTCTTCTTGTTCTTCCATTTCGTACCCTTCATATTCAAGGTCAGAAGCTTCTACATCTGAAGTATCGCCATCAAAAATTGCTGCGATAACATCATCAACTGATTCATCTGTTTCATCCATTTCGTTCATTGTTTCTTCGTCGTCTTCTGATTCGCCAAGTTTAACTAAATATTCTACATCGTTATTATCGTCTGATAAATGAATTTCGTCGCCATCTTTTTTAACAATGATTCCGTCTTCTTCACCCATAGCCTTAAATACTTTTAGAATTTCTTCGTCAGTAGCGTCAGTCAAATCTATTGGACTGTCAGAGTCAATGTTCATGTCCATATCAATGTTCATTCCCATATCGTCATTATCAACTGCATCTTCTTCATCACCTAATGATGGCATAGCAGCATCTATTTCAATCTCGTCTTCTTCTTCATCTTGTTCCGATAGAGATTCTTTTACTAATTGGTTGATTTCTTCCTTCATTGTTGAAGCAAGTATTCCTTTTGCATTTTCGGCAATTGCCTCTTCAACGTTTTTCATTTGAATGAGTGCCTCTTGTACTAATGATTTATTTTCTTGCATGAAAAATTAATTTTTTTATACCTAATAAATAGTATCAAATTTCAAAAAGTTTATTTTTTAGATAGCAATAAACGACCTTTTTTGATATTGTATGTTTATTACTTCTTTATTTGATTGGCTTAGAGCCCAAGTAGATGAATTATCAAATGTATCATAAATGATATTATTTGATGTATCTGATGTTGTTATGTCTTTTAATACAATTAAATAAAATCCACTTAATGATGTGTCATTTAAAATAATATTATTAAAATTTGACAAAATAATTGATTGAATTTCTTTTTCTGTGCCTTCAGCATAAGATAAACAATTGGACCATGATGAACCACTTACAACAAATAAGTCTATAGATGCGTCAACATTTTTAAGAGATAGATTAAATAACATATTTTTTGTGTTTACAATAAATATGTCTAAGCAAAAAAAAAGTGGTCAAAGACCACTTTTATAATTATTCAATAACTTCGTCAATTTTACTTTCAGAAACTGAAGTGATTCTCCAATCGTGTGTAAAACCTTCATACTTTTTTGTGACTTTAGCTTCCACATCTGTCACAGAGTAACCTTTAACAAGTTTTTCCTCTCTAATTTTTTTAATCTTTCCTGAATTTTCATCAGGTAAATCATACTGAACTTTTGCAACAAAATATTTTTCTTCCATATTATTAATTTATTTTCCTAAATAATCGTTCAATTTTTTCATTAAGTCAAGTGATTTGTTTGATGATGTAGTATCTATTGATTGTTTCATTCTTTTTTCTTCATCTAAATTCTCTTCATATTTACTTCTTTCATCAGGATTAGAAAATAAATAAGCTCCAGGTGTTGATGGTGAAGATACTAAGTCAAAACAAATTAATTCAAAGTCATCTTGTACTTCATTTCTTTCTCCCACTTTTTTTAACGAACCTACTCCTCTTGATGAAACTCCCATTGTTACACCTTGTCTCATTAAGTTAGCCGCTTGGTCTCCTTTTGTTGAAACAATTCCACTTTCGTGAAATCCTGGTGAAGTTAATAGTTTGAGTTTCCCCATCAATATATTCTTATCCCACCATATATCAGTGATGATGTGAGATACTCTGTCTAAGTCAATCAATGACGACTCAGGGTGGTTAAGTTCTGATGTTGATAAACCCTTAGTAATTGCTTTCTTATAATTGTCGGCCTCTCTCTTTAAAATTCTTTCAGGATAAAATCTACCGTTTCTATTTGGAGTGTCATACTTTTGTAGAACAGCATAGAATTCAAAAGGATTTCTGTAATCAAGTGTTGCGGCTTCTTTTAGAATTTCAAAATTACGATGGTCTTTTGGTGATACCGTACCAGCATCCATTTCAATTAATATTCCGTGGCCTAATTCGTTGGCCTCTAAGATTCTTAAATTTTTCATTAATTCTTTTTTAAGATAAATATATCAAAAGAGTATCTTTATTAGATTCCCTCATTTTTTGAAATTGAAAAATCAAAATATTTGTTATTTTCAACCGCATTATTAAATATATTTTTAATAATAATTTTAACAGATTCTTTAATTTCTTGAGATTTAAAGTCAATTTCTTGATTTGTATATAAATTAACTTCAAGATTTAAAAATGATTTTTTACCGTAGGATAGCCCACTTGTTCTTAAGTCTAAGTCAATAATACTTCTTTCTTTGAATATTGACATATCAATAGAATTAAATACTGATGTCTTAATGTCTCTGTTTAAACTTGAAACAACTCGGTTCCAATTATCGTACTCTTTTTTTGGCGTTACCCAAGATTGAATATTTATATAGAGTGATTTTAAATTTTTTGAATCCACAGTCCCGTATACTGATTTAATCGGGTTATATAGATTTAATTTTACGCTTTTACCTTTTTTCATTAACTGTTACATTGGTAATCGTTTATTTTGTATTTAAAAAATAACACATTTTATAACGATTGTCAAAAATTTTGTGAAAATTATAGATATTTGTATTATATGTTAATAATAGAAATCAAAAATAACGAAAGTATTGAGAGAGCCTTGAAGACTTTAAAATCTAAAGTTATCAAGACTAAACAAAATCAAATACTTTTTGAAAGAAAACAGTTTATTAAGAAATCGATTACCAAAAGAGTGAAGAAATTAAAAGCAATCTATAAACAAAAATTAAACAACGATTAAAGAGATTCCTCTAAATTTTTTATTTTTAAAAAATTCATTTGGTCAAACTTTTCGTTTTTAATCCTATCAATTGTTTCTGATAACTTTGTCTTCATTTCAAACTCCTCTTCTTTTTCTAAAATTGTTTGAAGCTTAGTTACTGCACTCTCACGGATAGTTTCAAACTTAGTCTCAAGTGACGCCGTGTCTTCTGAAATAATTAGAAAAAATTCTTTTTTAGAATTTTCATCAAGAGTATCAATGTAATTCTTTAGTGTTTGGTTAGCAATACTAACCATAGATTTTAATGGAATATTAATAGATTCCTTTAAAATACCATTGTTTGACGTTAAAATTTTGATAATACTCTTTTTAGAATTAATTCTTTCATGTAAATCTAATTTATTTAGATAAACAATAGAATCAATATGAGAATATTTATTTTCAACATTTTCAGTTAATGTTGATGGCAATTTAATAATAGGTAATAATTTTTGAATCAAATTAATGCCTTCTTCTAAAAAATCTTTAGCGTCAGATTCGGATAAATTTTGAGGGGTACTTAACTGGTCATACAAAGAATATATCTTTGACATAGTTTTATTACTCAAAACATTGTGTTTGAATTCTTTAAGTGACTTTTTGAAATCTTTCTCGTTTTGATAAGATTCAATCAAGCTGTTTTCAATTGTGGATTTGATTTGTCCGAACGTCATTTCTAAAGGTATTTTGAATATAAATATTACGAGTTTAGTAACTTATCCAATTCTTTTGAAATTTCTCCTAAAGATTCTTGTCCTTGACCCAAATCTAAGAATGTTGACCCCCTAAAAATACTTTTTTCTAATAGGATATTCATGTTAGGATTTTTGGATTCTGGAGTTATTTCAGCCTCAGGTCCAGCGGGTAATTCTGGTGGTGTTGTTTCTTCAGGTCCAGCCGCGGTCTCAAATTCAGATGCTCCTCCCAAAGATGGTTCTCCTCCAATTTCTGTTTCACCACCCGCAGCAGGTGCCGCAGGAGTTCCTGCAGTTCCATTACCATATAATTTGTCAATATTGTCAAATAAACCTGTTTTAGTAATAACAGTTGGAGTTGCTTTAAGTTCTTCTCCAACAGCTCTTTCAATTCTTTGTTGTTGTAAATCAAGTCTGATTTCCTCATCAGAGAATCCAAAAATATGTTTCTTAGCCCATGTTGAAGAAGTTGGTTGGATACCATTTCCTGGGTCAGAAACTAAATCTTTGTATAATAATACTTTTTCTTTCCACACATCAATTTTTAATAAATCGGCTTGTGTTGATGGATTTGTAAGTCCTAATGTAAAATTTTGTAACTCATCCTCAAATCCAAGTAAAAATAAGTGAACGATTGCAATTTTATTCAATTCTGCAATCATACTTTTTTGAATTCTATTAATAGTACGAGCAAAACGGATATCTTGTAATGATAAGTTTTTACCATCACCAACAACTTCTTCAAAACCTAAAAATGCTTTAGGAACACGAAGAGCCGTTAATAATTTCTTTTGGATATATTCAATATCTGCAATTTCAGAAAGATTAGTTGCACCAGGTAAAGTTGTAATTGGGTCTGGAGCTGCTGGGTCTCTAACAGGGATAAAATAATCTTGGTCAACCGCCATTTGGTTGAATCTCATATCAACGTTACCAGTTTTACTATCAACAACTTGTTCTCTTTTGAATTTGTTGGCAACACGATTTACGTATGCTTCAACATCATCGTCATTCATATTACCTACGAATACTTTGAACATTCTTCTTTCAGGTGCTCTTGATGTACGATAAATTAACATCGCATCTTCAGATAACAATAATTGTTTCCAAATTCTTCTGGCCTTTTCTAACATAGAAGTACCATAAGGAAGTTTTCTATCGTCACCCAATAATCTAAAGTGGGCAATTTCCCACGATTGGAATTCCATGTTTTTGTTCTTCCAAGTAAAGTGTAATGCTTTTTTATCTTTATCAGGTTCTTGAGTAATGTCTACTGAAATTTTTTGATTCACACCAATCTCATGTCTTTCAATTTCAATAGTTGGTAACTGTTGTACACCAACAATACCTTTTTCAGGGTCTAATTTTAAGTAAACAAAGTTGTCACCATACTTACAAGTGTTTCTTGTCCACATTGGTAAGTTAGTGTTAATATCTAAATTGTTATTGAATAAATCAGCTAATACTGATTTAATTCTTTTTGATTCAGAATAAATTTGAAGAATGAAACCATCTTCATTTGTTGTTGTGGATTCTTCAGAATAGATATCTAGCGCTGCGGAAATCTCAGGAGTATACTCCATAGATTCATAATCGTACTGCGAAGACAATCTTGATGGCTCATAATAAATTGCTTGAGAGTATAAGTTATTTTCAACCTTAGACCATTGATTAGACAAATAAAACGATTGTTGGGCTTGTAATTTTTCTTTTTCATATTCATCACGATTTGTTGTACGCAAAAGTTCTTTCTTATCAAACTTAAAAGTTGGATAATCTTGCTTTAGTAAAGAATTCGGGCCGAACGTTTTAGAAAGCCTCTGCCATACCGTTAAATTATTATCATTCATAATACAATTTTACTTAAAACCTTGAAATTATAAATAGTTATCTAGCACCAAATAACCATCCATATTTTTGATAATCCTCTTTTGATGTGCTTCTGTTATGTCCCATACTATCTCTACCCATTTGAGGAACCAATGGATTGAAAAACTCAGATGAGTTTTTATTTTCATTAACTGCGGTTGACCAAGAATTAATCATTGCCTTAGTATGATTAGTTACTTTTTCTAATGATTGGAATGATTTTTCTGCAACATAAATTGCCATAGATAAACCCATAATACAGTCATCATGGTGTCCTTTTTGGTGGTCAGGTCTACCATGGATATAAATAAAAGTATTCATTTCGTTATAGGTTCTATTTGAATAGATTCTAAATCCATGTCTACAAGCCTCCTCAAGGGCGGATATAATTTGAACTCTTTTTGCGTTAAAGTTAATCCCAGGAATCTTGTCATTAACTTTTGGGTCCCATTTCCATTTATTACTGGTATCAACACCATCAATATAGAAACCACCTTGATAAGACAATTCTTGTAATTTTCTTGCAGTTGCAACACCCATACCACCAGTTAAGTCAACCACGCAATAGGCATTATACATTGTACCCCATTTGTAGGCAATTTCTGCCAAAACATCTGGCGGTACTTTCCCCACATATTCTAATACTTGTTCTCTTTCGTCAAAATCAATAATTTGGATAGATGAAAAGTCTTCAGAGTCTCCTCTTGAAACGTCAACACCCATCACATACTTATGGCCGTTAACAGGTTCTTTGAATATCCATAATCCACTACCCATTAACTTTGCTTGAGGTTCTCTAAGTTGATTTTTAGCAATATTTTGCATTAACTCAGAATCAAATACGTTATCACCTGAACCCAAAAAATTACACTCTAATTCTTGTGCTACTTTACGTCTATCGTATTTTAATTTTTTAACCATACCTTCAAACCAGGCAGAACATGGTTTGTACCCATCCTCAATGTACTTTGTTACTACAGAATGGTCTCTATCATATGGATTATTCATAGATAAATCTATTACAACATCTTTAGGATAATCTTCTCTATTTAATAGATAGTGAACCAAATCATTGGTTTTAACCATATACAAGTCTTTTGTGTAACGAGGGTCACGATGCCAATACATTTCAGAGATTTTAAAATCATTCATTCCTCTTAATGCTTGGTCATAGATTTCGTAATAGATTGCATCATAACCATTTGGCGTAGATACCACAATTACTTTACCACCCGTAGATAGTGAAGCCATACAAGCTGACCAGAAATCACTGTCAGCTTCAATAAAGGCCGCTTCATCAAATATAAGAATTGTTGGGGTATAACCACGTAGTGCATCCTTTGAGGTTGCAACCGCCTTAACTTCACAATTATTATTTAGTTTGAAGTGTCTTTGTGAGTTTTTCTCTTGTGAGAATCCAATACCTACCCATGATGGCCATTGCTCAACAAATCCTCTAACTTTGTTCGCCATCTCCATTGACGTATCAAGTTTGTTGGCAATTATTAGAATCTTTTCTGGCTTGGTTTTTTTTGCAAAGGCTAATTTTTTAGATGCCCAAGCGGCCGTTACTGTTGAAACTCCTGCCTGTCTGTACTTTAAAGCAATATTTTCATTGTAATTGTCGTAATCTTCTATCAAAGATATTTGGTCAGGGAAAAGGTCTAAAGGGACATACTTTGAAACTGTATTATCGTATGTCTGTAAATAAGTACGAAGTGCGTAAGGTGTATTCCTCATGCACTTCGTAACTTCAATTATTAGTTGTTCTTTATTCACTAATTAAATTATTTAGGTCTTGATATACCTAAACTACCTAAGAAATCGTCTAAATCGTCATCATCGTCGTCGTTTCCAAAATCATTAGAACCTGAAAAATCAGAAGAATCATTGTCTTCTTTATATTCATCAAATTCTTTTTTCATTTCGGCAGCTTCTTTCATGATTTCTTGAAATCTTGAAGTTGCCTTTTTAATTTTTGATTCGTCCTCAGAGATAGCATTTCCAACAATATCCAAGAATTCTTGGGCAGGTACTTGGTATAACAAAATATGAAACCAGTTTATTAGACCTTTGTTTGATTTATCAAACATTTCGTCAGGTAATGCCAATCTTAATTTTTCGGCGATTTCAGGTCCTATTCTCAATTGCATTGGTTCATTAGGTAATATATCAACAGCTCCTTTTACTTTTTCACGCATTGTGTCTGATGTTGGTAAACCGTATCTTCCTTTTGATTCTTCAATACCTTTGATAATTTCGTGACAAAGAATTGGAAAAATCATTCCTTGTGCTTTAATCACAGTATCAGAATCATCACCTTCTCCTCCATCATCACCGTCTTCATCGTCAGGGTCTAATTCTACTTTACCAGCAACTCCATTGCCTGTTTGACTCATCATTTCAATCATTTGTTCCATTGTAAAATACATGAAATCGTTGATTGCCATAATCCCTAAATAAGCAGGATATAATCTTGGGTCAATTTCGTTTAATCTTTCTTTAATATTAGGTTTTTGAAAAACATAATGTCCTTTCTTTGCAGCTCCTTGTATGATTGCATTGATAATATTTCTTTTATGTTTTTCAAGTTCAAACTCTTCTTCATCAGTTAAATCTGAAACATCAAATGATGGAATTTCTAATTTAGGTTCTTTATCTTCCTCATCTTCTTTTTCTTTCTTTGGTTCCATTTGAAAGTTTGATGTATCAATTCTTGAACCTAATTCGGCAATAATTTTTACCCATCCTTCAGGAATTTCAGTCTCTTCCATTGAGGCTTGTTTTGCAAGTTCTTCTAACTCTTCTTTGTGTCTTGCTTCAATTTGTATAATCATAGGTAATTTGGCCATCATTTCCTCATAAACCATCCCTTGAACTTGTTTAGAACTAAGATTTTCAATTTTTGTTACTTCTCTTAATTTGTCAGCAACTTTTTTAAATCTTTGGCTAACTAATCTTTGTACATCAGCAGGACCTTTTTTCATTGCAGGATTTGACCCATATAAACTTTCAGGACTCGCTAGTTTTTTTTCTAACTTCGGGTCCATTCTTTCGGGTGTGTCACCATAATCTAATTGTTCTCTAACATTCTTATCCATAATTATTTTTTTAAAATGTTCATAATAGTATCAATAACTTTATCCTTGGCAACCTCAGGACTTATTTTTTTGGCCTTAGGATTTGGTTTTTCACCAGGATTTGGGTTTTTCATTGGATGTGAAGGTCTTTTATTTGGTCTTACATCAGGTTTTGTTCTTGTAGGCGCAATAGTCGGAGCCTCTGCAGGATTATTTTCATCCACATTAGTTTTTGCCTTAGGACTTGGTTTTTCACCTGGATTAGGATTTTTCATCGGATGTCCAGGTCTTGTTTTAGGTTTAACATCAGGTTTTGTTCTTACAGGTGCCGTTTTAGTATCATTATCCGATTTACTGTGTTCTCCTTCTGAAAGATATTTTAATAATTCTCCTTTTGTCATTTTTGGTTGTATGTGTTTTTCCACAAGCTTAGATATTTCATTTTCTAAGAACAAAGATAGTGGATTTTTTCCTTCTGCCAATTGTTTTTTTACAGATTGTACACATCTTTCAAATTTTCTTGTTTTTTTAGGTCCAACCTGTGCGTGACATATAGCCCATGGATTAGGTTGACCTGGCTTAAGGTCTGCCTCATTTTCGAACATACCCATACCGTCATTTTCATCACCAAATCCATCATCAGATGATGGGCCTACTTGTTTTGGGTCTTGTGTTTCGGTTTCTTTATTTGGGTCAACTGTAACTTCTTCCTCTTCATCAAGTTCTTTTTCATAAACTTGGAAAGGTTTTTTTTCACTTTTTAACCTAGTAATTGTTGCAGTATCTGTTTTTGAAACGTTAATTTGTTCTGTAACTAATTTTTTATGTAAAACGTCAATTTGTGATTCGGTTAATTTGGAAACAGTCTTCGAAGATAAACCGTTTTCTATAAGTTCAAGGGTTTTTTTGTTAATTTTCATATACTACTTTCTGTTCAAATTCTAAAATCAAATCTCTCTCATAGAGTTTGTCTTTTATTTCTTTTTCGGTACTACCATATCGGAATACCAATCTTTTTTGGCCGTTTTGGTCATCTTCTTCCCAAGCTAAAGCAACAACATCGTCAATTGCATCTACCATAGAAAAAAAATCGGAGTTCTGAATCAATTCCAATTTTATATTAGTATTTCTCAGAACTCCAACTTTTTTAATGTATTGTAGTTCAGGTGGTGTCGGGTAACTGTTTGATGGTTTGTTATCCCATCCATCACCCCACACATCTTCTAAACTATCAGAAAAAATAAACTCGTAAAGATTGTCTCCCTTATAATTAGGCCCTAAACCGTTTACGTAAGTTAAATAACTCATAATATATTACCCTCTGGTGAAATCTTAACTTGTTCACCTTTGTTTTCAAATACTAAATTTTTCTTATTTGTAATTCCTATAAATTTAGAGTTAGAGTTTTCTTGTAAGAATTTCTTAGCTGCCATTTCTTGTTCAAATGTCTCAGTCATTGTTACAACTGTTTGCATAACTTTTTTAACTTCTAAGTTTTTTTGGTTTTTCTTTTCGTTGTTTTCTAAGATTTCTTTTTTAGACGTTTCAAAGTATTTTGAAATTACTTTGTCAACTTTAGATTCTCCAAAGATACTATCTAAGATTGCACCATTATCAGATTTTCTACGTGTTCTAACTTTGAATGGTGAACCGTGTTTCTCTTTATATGAGTTAAACATATTGCTGCCATGGTCTCCCTTAGCAAACCATTGATGTTTTCCGCCATGTTTTTGGTCAAATGATGGGAAATCTTCAAATTCTTCTTCATCAAAGTCAAAATCAAATTCGCCTTGGTGTTGTTGACCGATATCATCTATCCAGTTACCATCTCCAAATGAACCATACATTTTTCCTTTACGAGTTGGTACATTCCAATCAGAACCTTTTCCAAAGTTTCCTTCACCTTCATATTCACTTTCATCATCCATTGGAACGAAATACGCGTCTTCATCCATTTCACCTTCAATAGGAAGGTCAAAATCTGCTTGGATATCTTCAACTTCACTATCGTCAGTCAAATCTTCTCCATCCATGCTATCAGCACCTAAATCAACGTTTTCATCGTCAAATTTGTTTACGATATCTTCTTTATCTTCTTCAGATAATTCTTTCAAGTCTAACGAAGATAATACCATGTTAATAACATACTTAATATCTTCAGAAGTCATTCCTTCGTTGTTATCTAAAACTCTAATTTTTTGTGTTAGTTTTCCAGTTAATTTTTGAATAGTTTTGAATGTAACTTGTTCGTCATCATCTTCTTTTTCAGTTGCATCAATGTCAACATCTACATCAACGTCATCAATCTCAGGAGCCAATTCATCTCCCATACCCATTTCATCTCCCATTGGTGATGCTGGTAATTCAGGTGACGGTACTGCAGGAGGTGCCGCAGGTACTTCAGCAGCTGGTGCTGGAGCCTCAATTGCAGGTTTTGGAGTTTTTAATGTAAATTTTTTTTGTTCACCATATAATGAAACACCTTCGTCATTTTCATTAATCCTATTTAATTCTCCAGCAACTAAGTTTAATCTTTTTAATGCTTGAGAATATGAAGAATAGTATTTTCTATTTTTCATAGGTTCAATATAATCTGTATCGGATTCAGAAATAGTTTTCTTGATGATATATCCTTGTCTTTCTTTAACAATTTGATAGTTGTTACCATCGGCCAAAGAAACTGAAAATTCAGACTTTGAAGTTTCATTAATAGGTTGTGGAAGAACTTCGTTGAAACGAGCAATTTCCATAATCCTACTTATCTTATCTTGGCCTTGTAATTTTTCACTTCCGATTGGTTTTAAATTTGCCATATCTTGTATTATTTATTTATTTTTAATTGTTTAATCCGTTAAATCCTCCTAATGAGATTGCGTTTAGTTGTACAATTACTTCATCACCATCTTCACTTGTCATTACTTGATAAGGTACCGTTGCTCCTGAAGGAACCATCTGAGTCCCACCGCTAACGTTACCTAACATTCCAATAGTATATTCATATTGTTGGTTAACATATTTAACAAATCCAATAGTCACACTAGGTGTTGGAGTTGCTGTTGGTGTTGTATTTGGTGTTCCTGTAGGAGTTGGTGTAATTGCCGCAGTTCCAGTTGGAGATGCGGTAATACTTGGGGTTGGAGTTCTTGTTGAAGTGTTAGTTGGTGTTTGAGTTTGAGTTGAAGTGTTAGTTGGTGTTTGAGTTTGAGTTGTTGTTGCGGTATTAGTTGGAGTTTGTGTGTTGGTTGCAGTGTTAGTTGGAGTTTGTGTGTTAGTAGGTGTTGGCGTTTGAGTTTTAGTTGTAGTGTTAGTTGGAGTTTGCGTTACTGTTGGTGTATTTGTTGGAGTCTGAGTTACAGATGCAGTTGGAGTTGGTGTAACATCTCCCAAACATTCTAAACATGTGTTCCATGGACCATTAAATATTGTGGCAGTTGATGCTAAAGGAGTGTCAATTCCCTCACCAATAGTATAACAACCGTTATTTCCATTGATAATTAAGTCATAAATTTTACCAATAATAAGTGAATCCTCGGACTTGATAAACAATTGTGCCGAAGAACTACAATACGATGCTATATAATAATTGAATGCCATCTAATTTTTTCTTTATAAATATACGATTAATAGGAATAATTTAATTATTCAGTTATAGTTCTTTCAATTGACAACTCTTTATCAAGCTCTTTATTAGCGGTATCAAATAATTTTTGAATGTGTCCTGACCTTCTTAAGAATTTAAAAACTAAATTTTCATATGATAATTCACCGTCTTTTTCTAATCCAGATTTTCTATAATCTTTAAGTTTAGTTTTAATTTTTTCTAAATCTTTTTCTTCTTCAATTGCAGAATCTATTTTTTCTGTCCAATTTTTAATCTTTTTTTCTAAAATTGTCTTATCAACATTACTTTTAAATTTTTCTGGTTCACTAACCCATTCATTATTCATTACAGAATAAACTCCTGAACTATAGTGTTCCTCTTCAACATCTTGAGAATATACTTCAACATCGTATCCATAAATTCTGATATTATGTTTATCGTTGAATACTTGTTTTTTCAAATTAAATAATTCTTTATATAAATCCGTATCATCTTCATATTGTTTTAAATCAACAAGAACATGTAAGTCAAAGTCAGAAAATTCAGACCAATTATAATTTGCTAAAGAACCAGTTAAAACAATATCCTCAACAAAAACATCTTCTCCCAAATACTCAATAAATTTTTCGGCAATACGCAAAAGTGTTTCCCTGATTTTTGGTATCATAACCGATTTGTCAGGATTTTCGGGATTTTCCCACACTTTTGGATTTAAAGTGTCTTTAACAGAAAAACTATCAAGAATTTTTTTGAAATTACTCATACATTATAAATAGTAGGAATACTATACTTTTTTGTATGAATATTTTTTTGATATTTCTGAAATGAAAAATTTACCCTGTGATTCGGCTTTTCTAAATTGTGTATAGATACTATGAGGTACATCACTGTACTCATATTTCAATCCATTATTGAACTCAGTTACTAACTTTTTTGTTTCAGTGTCGTACTCAGTTCTCTTGATGTTTGACGATTTAATTTCATTCAAAATCTTCGTCCCCTTGATTTCCTCCTTCGTTATACCCATTTTCGCTTAGTGGTGTTAATTCGTTAATTTTATTTAATAGTGGTTGAATGTACTCTCCAAATTCCGTTCTGTCCACTTTAAAACCATAAGAATTAACTTGATTTAATAAAGCTTTTAAAGTACTTTGAAATCTTTTTTGTAACATAAACATTTCATTAGTATATGTTGGAGGTTCAACTAAATTATCCTCACTAAATCCTAGTTCTTGAAAATGTTTTCTTAACTCAAGGTAAATCTCAAGTAATTCTTTTGTTCCTAAACTATCATTTAAAAATTTCTCAAATGGTTTCATACATATAAATACAAAACCCCCACCATTTGGTGAGGGTCTGAAAATTACTTTAGTTTTCTTAATTGGTCTCTAATTTCAATAGACCTTTCAAAATTTTGTTCTTGTATAGATTGTTTCAGTTCCAATTCAAGTTTTGTAATTAATTCTCGGTTTGTTTCAAGACCTTTAATTTTATCTCTCAAAGCAACAGCTAATTCAAAATCTTCATTTTCAATCGCATATTCGAGTTGAGCCTTCAATTTTTCGACATTTTCAGTTTTTGAATCTGATTTATCATTACTCCAATAATGGGTCGTTATTTTACTTGTCCCATCAGAAGATGTTTTAGTTTGAGTTTTCCACTCTCCACCCGTAGGGTTAAAATCAAATTGTCCAAACATTTCATCAATGAATCTGAACACGTCATTATAATTTCTTTTCATAGTATTAATTTTTTATTTTCAAATTTATTATTTATCTTTGTGGTATCAAAAATAGTACCAACTGAGTTTTTTCTTACATAATTATAGAAATAATTTACAACATGTCAATATGTCAGTATATTTTTAATTATTAAAAAAAAACTATGACAATTTGTCAAAATGTTTGGCAATGTACAAAATTTGTTAGACCTTTGTTAAAAATTATAAGAATATGAACGACTTAATGGACGACGACGACAAAATGATGAGTAAAAAACAAAAAGCTTCTTCCGAAAGCAACACACCTGTTTTGGATAACTTTAGCCGTGATTTAAACAAATTAGCAGCTGAAGGTAAACTTGACCCTGTGATTGGTCGTGAACGAGAAATTTTGAGAATTGCCCAAATTTTATCTCGTAGAAAGAAAAATAACCCTATCATCATCGGAGAACCTGGTTGTGGTAAGACCGCTTTGGTTGAAGGTTTGGCTATCAAAATTGTTAACGGGGATTGCCCTCGTAATTTAATTGACAAACGAATTGTTAACTTGGATTTAACTTCAGTTGTTGCTGGTACAAAGTACCGTGGACAATTTGAAGAAAGAATGAAAGTTATTATTGAAGAACTTCACGCGAATCCTAACATCATTGTTTTCATTGATGAGATTCATACTTTGGTTGGTTCAGGTAACTCTTCAGGTTCTATGGACGGTTCAAACATCTTTAAACCAGCTTTATCCCGTGGTGAACTTCAATGTATTGGAGCAACTACATTAGATGAGTTCCGTAAGAACATTGAGAAGGACGGAGCGTTAGAACGTAGATTTCAAAAAGTCATTGTAGACCCATCAACAGTTGCTGAAACAATTCAAATTTTGAAAAACGTTCGTGACAAGTATGAAGAATTCCATAAGGTATCTTATAGCGATGAGGTTATTGAAACCTGTGTGAAACTTGCTGACCGTTACATTACTGACCGTGAGTTTCCTGATAAAGCATTTGATATCTTGGATGAGGTTGGGGCTAGAATGCAGACTGAGTTAAAAGTTCCTGAAGCGATTGAAGAACTTAAACGTCAAGCCGCTGAGATTAAGAATCAAAAATTGGACGTAGTTAAGAAACAAAACTACGAACAAGCAGCAGAGCTTAGAGATAAGGAAAAGAAATTATTATCTAAACTTGAGTCAGAGAAGGCTAAGTTTGAGGAGAAGATGTCTAAAGACAAACAAAAAATTACTCTTGAGAGTGTTTATGATGTTGTGTCTAATATGACTAAAATTCCTGTCAATAAGATGAGTGCAGATGATTCTAAGGCTTTAATGAACTTGGATAAAGAATTAATTGGTAAAGTAATTGGCCAAGACGCAGCTGTTATTAAGATTGCAAAATCTATTAAAAGAAATCGTCTTGGAATTAACAACCCAAATCGTCCTATTGGTTCATTTGTATTTTTAGGTTCTACGGGTGTTGGTAAAACTCACTTAGCTAAAGAATTGGCAAAAGAAATGTTTGGTAGTGAAGACTCATTAATCCGTGTGGATATGTCCGAGTACCAAGAGAAACATAGCATATCCAAATTAGTCGGAGCGCCTCCAGGCTATGTTGGTTATGAAGAAGGTGGATTATTAACTGAGAAAGTTAAGAACAAACCATATTCGGTTATCCTATTTGATGAGGTTGAAAAAGCACACAAAGACGTGTTTACAATTTTACTTCAAATTATGGATGACGGTCACGTAACAGATAGTCTAGGTAGAAAGATTAACTTCAAGAATACCTTAATCATCTTGACTTCAAACTTAGGTGTGAAGAAGTTACAAGACTTCGGTACAGGTATTGGTTTTTCAAGTTCTTCTTATGGTGAAGAAGAAATGAAAAAAGAAATCTTGATGAAAGAAATGAAAAATTTCTTCTCACCTGAATTTATCAACCGTATTGATGATACGATTGTATTCAACTCTTTAACAAACGATGATATTAAAAAAATCACCGAAATTGAACTTAAGAAGTTAGTTTCTCGTTTGAATGAAATGAAATACAAAATCTCTTACGAAGATACTTTGGTTGATTACTTATCTAAAGTTGGTTATGATGAATTGTATGGAGCACGACCTTTAAAAAGAGCAATTCAAGATAAAGTTGAAGATTTGTTATCGGATGAAGTATTAATGGGGAATATAATTGAAGGTAAAACTTATGTTCTAAAAGTTGTTGACGAAAATGTCGTAATTCAAAAAAAAGGTAGATAGTATTAAAAGGGAGGAATTTATTTCTCCCTTTTTTTATATTTATTAACAATGAAAGAATTAATCCATAAAGTATTGAACGAGGAAATTGGAATTTCAAAAGAATCTAACTTTGATAGATTAGTTAATAAATTTAAAGAAAACTTTCCTGACGAATTAAAATCTAAAGCAGACGTAATCAAAAACTTTGTAGGTAATTACGTCAAAGAAAAAGGTTACACTATAAAATTTTTAAATTCTTGTAGCACAGGGTTTGGAGGAGTAAGAACAAAAAATCAAATAATCATTTGTTCTCCATCAAATATGCATACCATTGGTGATTTTCTTTACACCATTTTTCATGAAATGAGACATGAACAACAAATGACCGAATTCAAAGAAAAAAATCCATTAACAGATTATGATTTAGAGGATTTTGAAACTTTGTATGAAAAATATTGGAATATGGAATTGGATGCAGACAGATTTGGTAAAGAAATGGTTGCAAAACTTGTAATGGCCTTAAATATCCCATTAGATTTTGCAAAACAACAATTTAAACTATCACAATATATTGAAAATTATCCTTTTATGTCAGAAATGGTTAAGGGTAGTATTAAAACAATTATTGGCCAAATTAAAGAACTTAAAAACGCTGGAATAGAATTTACAGATATTCAAGACCATCCAATCGTAAAACGTCATTTAGATAAGTTGGAAAACTTTTTATAATGTAAGTTTTCTTTATTTATAACTCATTAGTATTTATTATTAAAATACAATGCCAAATTTAATTGCTTATAACCCATCGACGCCAATCTCAAACGCCATACAATTTGGAACAATTGCTATGGATGTTAACAATAGTGTTAATAAAGGGTCATTACAATGGTGTACTGACTATGGGATATGTAATCAATATTTTATAATTGGAGATAGTTATAGTTTAGGTAAAACACTTCAATCAAATGCAGTACCAGTAGGTTTTCCAACATCTGCTAAAACAGATACATCGTTATTAATAACTTTAAATAAAATTGCGGTTTCTGAAGGTTACAATCCATTCGCAACTTTATCTGAAGCAATTACTTGGTCAGCAACTTTAGGACTTTTCATAGAAAATCAAGCCTACCCTTCAATTGTAACCACTAATCAATCGTTGTTATTGGACGCAGGTTATACAGCTTCTTACCCTTTAGTTAATTCTATTTGGTACGATATTTCAGGTAATGGAAATACTGGTACAATAAATGGTGCAACGTATAATTCTGCGAATTTAGGAACTTTAGTTTTTGATGGAGCCGATTCAATCACATTCTCATCTGTAAATAATATACCAGTAGGAAGTACACCATATACTTTAAATGTTTGGTTTAACGCAAATACATTAGGGAATAAAGGTTTAATAGGGTATGGTAATTATGGTTCCACAAATCAAGTAAATGCATTTAGATTAACAAGTGGAAACTTAACAAATTATTGGTCGGGAAACGATTTATCAACTACAGATTCACCTATAACCACAAATACTTGGTATAATGCGGTAGCAACTTGGGATGGGACAACAAGAAAAATATATGTTAATGGTATTTTAAAAGTTCAGGACACTCCTGGAACTCCAAGTACATCAGTTACATCTAATCTTACAGTCGGATTAACAAATACTACGGAATATTTTGATGGTAAAATAGGCGTAGTTCAAGTTTTTACAAGTGCTTTAACACAGACTCAAATTACTCAAAACTACAACGCAATTCTACCAAGATATAATGATACATATACAGACCCGTGTAATAGTGCTATTACTTGTACACCAACACCTACAACAACTCCTTTTGTAACTGCAAGTATTACACCATCACCGACGCCAACTCAATACGATTTTGACAGTTGTTCGTCATATGACCTATATGGTGGAACAACTGGAACTCAATTTCAATATATTATATGCCCTACAAATGATGATGAACCTGTTTCAACATACGTTGAAGCTGGAGATGTTATAACAAATATTTGTGTTATTGATAGTTATGGAGTATACGCATTTAATGGTGATGGCTATTACACATTCAATGGTAGTTGTAGTATTCCACCTACACCAACACCATCATCAACAACACCTCAACCAACACCATCAACGACTCCTTACAATTGCACTCAAATTTCAGTATATCCAGTATTTAACGACGCGTATTGTACACCAACAGGGGAACCATCATTAATATTTGCCTATAATCATCCAGGTAATCCTGTTTTATATGATAATGTATATACCTCTTGTTCTTATACTGAAATAATTCCTAGTGGAACTTATAGTGACGGTACGTATGTTTATGATGTAAGTGGTGGTCAAATTTACAATATTCAAACATGTGCTGGAATAATTAGTCCCACACCTACAGCAACTAGAACTCCAACACCAACTATACAATTAATACCACCTTCTCCATCAGCAACTCCACCACAACCAACGCCAACAGAAACTCCTGTGTGTTTTGGTCCTGCAGAACCTAAAATATTTCAATCGTTAGAAGCACAAATTGGAGGATGTTCACCAATTTTAATAAATCCTACTTATGGTAATTATACGGGTATATTTAGTAAATTAAGATTTGTTAATGGTCCTGTCGCTAATTTAATAGTTTACGATTTACAAAATAGAGAATTAGTTAATCAAACTGGTCAAAATTATGACAATGACTTTGATTTCAGAAACTATAATTTACCTTTTGGGAATTATGTAATATCATATAGAAATTGTTCATCAACGATTAGTACAAGTGGTAAGGTAACTTGGATACCGCAAATAATTGGTCAACAAAGTCGTACTCCATTCTCATATACTACCGCAACAACAGGAAATCAAGCATGTTTTGATTACAATATTCCTATCACTTATACTGAGTTAATTTTTACAATCACATCTACTTCGTCTTCAGGTCCAATTAGTATTGGTGATTTTCTTCAAACAGGAAGTACACTTGGAACAGGTTCTGCACCTAGTGGTACATACGTAATTGGTAATGGTAATAAATACACAGTAAATTCTTCAAGTATTGTAACATCAGTAGACACCACGACATGTGACTCTTTAGGGGTTCCAAATTTTCAAAGTTTTAATTATAATAGAACTATTCCTAACACATATTATAATATACAGTTTAACCCTATCCCATCAGCTCCTAGTGTGGGTCTATGTTACACATTTGTACAGGATGGGTATACTAGCACTATACAACTTAGAGGTAAAGTCGCCTCATATTCTAGAGATGGAGGGATTTTAACCTTAACTAGTCAGTCTTACGATTGTAATATTGCAACATATTATGGAGGTACTCAAGGAAGTAGATTTGAATGGACAGTGTGTAATTTAGCAGGTCCTTTTGAATTAGACGCATGGGTGTTTGAAAATACACAAATATCTTTTTGTAGTTTAGAAGATTCACCAATATATATGACAGCAGGGAACGGAAATTATTTTAGATTTGGATATTGTTTTGGGACTGGAAGGGGTGGTTGTGGAGGATATAGTAATCCCTTTTGGACATCATATACTTATGACCCAAATACAGGAGGATTCTTTTGTAATTAAAGTCAATAACGTTTTTTCCATTCATAAGGAATTGATTTTTTGTAGTGTAACTTGTTACCGAGTTCTTTAATCATTTTACGACCCATATCAATTCCATTGAATACGTCATCTACAATTACGTATTCGTTTTTAGTATGGTAGTTGTAGTATCCAATTGAAAAATTGATACATGAAAAATCAAATTTACCTCGTAAAGCATAAACATCAGTATATGGATGAACCATGTATTTCATGTTTTCGTTAATCATACCTTCTGTTAAAACTTTATCACAAGCTTCAAAGAATTCAGAATTTCTGTCAAATAGAATTTGTCCAAAACATTTTTCTGTAATCATCCAGTTTTCAGGTGCGTCAAACTGAATTGCATATCCAACATTATTAAAAAAATTTTCATCTGCTTTTGATGAACCAATACAACCTAATTCTTCAGATGCAAAGAATGCCGCTTTTAAATTAGGTAATTCTTCTAATAAAGTTAAACAAGCAAATACTCCGCATTTATCGTCACCACCAATACCTGTTGGTTCACCTTCATTATTATATGCTTTGTAGGATAATTTAAGTTGGTTTTGAGTATTACGTAAATTCTCTTCACGAATATTAATTGTATCAATACCATGTACAGTGTCAGTATGAGCAACTACACATGGAAAATAAAAATCTTCAGGTAATGTTTCGGATTCTTGTTTGGTTGCATACACATTCTTGTGTTTGTCAACATAATGAGGTATGTTGTTTTCGGTTAACCATTTTTCTAAAAAGGCAACCATACGTTCTTCATGATATGTAACCGTAGGAACGCTCAGAACTTCTTTTAATAAATCTAGATTTTGTGTCATAGGACAAATATAGACAATTAATACATATCTTCCAACTTAAATAACGAAGGTTGGTATAAAAATTGAGTAAATTGTTCTTCATCCATTTTAATCTCTTTAGTTAATTTGGTTCCTCTGTCTTTAACAGTTAACATAACCGTCATACTTGATGGTTCAAATCCGTTAATTGAAAAAATAATCTCTTTGTCTTTAGGAGTTTCGTACCAAGTTCTTATTTTAAATTTAGATTCAACACGATTTCTAAAATCAATATAGTCTTTAATCGTGTATTCAGTATCACTTTTTTCTTCTAAAATTTCTATTATTTTTTCAAATTGTCTCGCCACTTCTCGATTAAATGATTCTTTATCAAACTTACTGTCATCTCTATATTCATAACTATTATCAAGCCATCCTCCAATATTACTACCCAGCTTGTTTGATATGATTTCAATAGCCATTTCTTGCGCACTTTCGTTAAATAAGTTTAATTGTAATGCTTCGGAGAATAAATCTGCAATAGTTATAGTCACTTCATTGTTGTCACCACCAAGTTCAACACCTATCTCTTCTAATTTATCATCGAATTCCGATTTAATTGATTCTCTTGCAACAGCGTTCATTTCATAATCTTTTTCTATCTGATAATCATTAAGAATGTAATCAATTTGTGTTGGGAATGCGTCTAACAGTATTTTGTGTAGTTCTTTATTATATTCGTCGCTCTCAAAGTCAATTTTTTTATTAGGTAATACCGATGATGCAATAACTTTAAACGTATCACGATTTTCATCGTTTAATGCATAAACAAAACCATATCCTTCTTTAAAATCTTCTTCTATTGTGTACGCGTCATTGAATTCATAATGTCCATATGAAGACATTACCATATCTCTAAACCACATATCATCTTTACTTAAATTAATAGCTTCTAAAAAATAATCTTTATCCCCTAATTTAATTGTTATTAAAGATTGTCCTCTTGGAGTCCTAACCCGAATATCGTCAATGGATTCATCCACTTCAAATAAATCATTATATGTTATTTTTCCTTTAACAAAATTTCTAAGCGCAAGCAATAAATTCTCCTGCTTCTCAGGTTTCTCTGTTTGCTCTCTTATTACCTTATTAACTATTTGTGTAAGGTCTGATTCGGTTAATTTTATTACTCTCATTAAAACGATTTTATTATAAATACCAACCTATTAATTAATATTGATAAATTTTACTTTGACGGTAATGTATTTATTCTTATATTTGTGTTCACAAGTTCTTTAAAATATGGGGGTGACTGGTTTTGACTGGAATAGTTACGGTATACAGGCACGTAGTCAGATTTTATCTATGACTTAAATCTACGGTAAAGAAGAATAACAGGCAATACATTTGCAAAATTAGCTGCTTTGGGTTTAACCAAAGAAGCTGGTGTTACAGTAGCTTAATAGTGAACTAACAAACGAGTCGGTGAGCATATAACTTGGGAACAGAAGCTCTTTAAGTGGATACTACTTAGTGTATCAAAAGGTCTCGTTCAGAGGACTACCTTAGTAAAAGTGAACTCGACACAGTTATTGGTAACAATGTTAAAATAGGAACCAATTATTTGTCTATTAAGAACTAATAGAATAAACGTGTAGTCTGTGTATTTTAATATTGCAACACGCGAGTTCGAATCTCGCCACCTCCACCACTAAAAAAGAATCTCTCTGAGGTTCTTTTTTTTTATTAAAAATTTTATTACCTTTGTAAAAGATATGGGGACCGATTGTAATATATGTAGTGATAAGTGTTATGGTAGAACTGGTTACCACGGCAGTTGTTGTTCTTTAGAAGATAGAGATTATATAATCGGGCCCCATCCAGACACGGAGGATTTTATTAAAAACTTATCTTCAAAATTAGGAAGAGAAATATATGAAGAAGACATATTCATTGGATATGAAGAAGGTAAAAAATTATTCCCTTACAAGACTGCTTGGCAAAACCCAAATTCTTATCCCGCATTTAGAGTTGATTTTTTTAATCCTAAATTACCTTGTATATTCTACAATACTAAAATAAAGGCTTGTAGCATATATGATATAAGACCTCAAACTTGTAGAGAATATGAGTGTGAGTATCTTTCCAACAATACTTAATGCTCCGTTGGACAAATTGGTTAAGTCGTCACCCTTTCACGGTGAAGATTACGGGTTCGAGCCCCGTACGGAGTACCAATCACTTTACCCCTTTATGACCTCATGAGCAAGATTATAAATTTATACCGATATTATAAACATATTGGACTCAAACAATATTAATTATAACCTTGTAAAGGTTAATGATAATAGTATTAAAACCATATTGTCATTGTTAACAATTTCATAATATTAGAAATTGGACTTTATCGTCTAAATTTCTAATTATTGGTGTAAAATTAAGTACCAAATATGAAAAAACTATTATTACTCTTATCTTTGATGATTTCTATCACGGGATTTTCACAGATAAAAACGTCAAACATTAGTGGGACGATAAAAGACAAAAAAGGAGAAATTCTTCCTGGGTCTACAATTCAATTAATTTCAATTTCAAATAGATACGGAGCATCGGCAAATGAGAAAGGAATTTTTCAAGTCAATAATGTAATTCTTGATGTTACTTACACCGTTAAAATTACCTCAGTTGGTTATATACCATTTGAAAAAAAAGAAGTTTATTTTACTTCAGAAAAAAATGATTTGGACTTCAAATTAGAGGAAGAATCTACTCAATTAAAAGAGGTAGTTGTCAAACAAGTATCAAAAAAAGAAACATCAACCGCACTTATTAATACACTCAAAGCGTCGTACATAGTTGCTGATGGTTTATCAATTGAGTCAATTAAAAAAACACCCGATAGAACAGTTGGAGATGCTCTCAAAAGAATTAGTGGTGTAACAATCCAAAACGATAAGTTTATATTAGTTAGAGGTTTGGCAGATAGATATAATTCCGCCCTGTTAAACAAAACACAATTACCATCAACAGAACCTGATAGAAGAGCATTCTCATTTGATATAATACCTACATCACTAATTGATAACATCATAATTAACAAAGGAGCATCCGCAAATCTGCCAGGTGATTTTGCAGGTGGTTTAGTTCAAATAACAACAAAAGAAGTTTCAGGAGATTTTTTTAACGTATCTTTAGGAGGAAGCTGGGGTTCATTGTCAACAGGACAAGATTTTAAATTGGTTGACCCAATACATTTCCCAACAACATTTCCATCAACAAACACATATAGAATTGCGGGATTGGGTGATAGAAGAGCGTATACTAAATTAATAGGGTCACCTCAATCAGAAGAGTTTTCATCCATTCCAAACTTAAACGGTAATTTATCATTTGGTGTTGTTAAAAACAAATGGAACATTTTATTTAGTTCAACAGCAAGAAACACATATTCTGCAAACACGACCGAAAGATTAGATTACCAATCATCAACTGAATTGGCATACAATTACAAAGACCTAAATTACTCAAATGTACAATCTCTAAATGGATTATTAAATGTTGTTTATTTAGGTGAAAATCGTTACAGTTGGAAAACACTTACCAACTACCAAAATGAAAAATCATTTTTAAGTAGAACTGGCGAAAACTACGATAACGTTCAATATGTAGATAGTAAATCATCTAACTCAATTCAAAAGTTAGTATTAAACACACAATTTGAGGGAAAATTAAAAACTTGGGATTTTAATGTAGGTTATAATCTTATGTTAAGAGACCAACCTGATTATAGAGTAACACCTTACATATCATCTTTATACACATCAACTCCGTACTCAATAGCATGGAGAGATACCTATCGCTTTTGGAGTGTAATGGATGAAAACTCATTTAATGGGGGATTTAACAAGTCCATAGGAGATGTTCGATTAGGCGTAGGTTACTTGAAGAAATTAAGAGGGTTCAAAGCAAGGATATTTAGATACGAATCGGTTGATTTATTAAATGAAATAACTAATAATACTGATAGATATACAGCAGATTTTGATTTGGCAAATGGATATGTGATGTATGAAAAAGAAATTAATAAATTAAAAATTAATACAGGTGTTAGAACTGAATACAATTTATTTAAAGTTCAAACATCTGATTTTGGTGGACAAAAAATATCAGTAGATAGAGAATATTTGGATGTATTACCGTCATTAAATGCAACTTACTCCACAAGTGAAAAAACAAAGGTTAGATTATCTTTAAGTAAAACATTAGCAAGACCTGAATTTAGAGAAGTTTCCAATTTTGCATATTATGACTTTGTTCGTAACGCTCAATTATTAGGAAATCCAAACTTACAAAAAACTGATATATTCAATTCAGACGTAAAGTTTGAATTATATCCAAAATCAGGTGAAAACATATCAATTGGTTTCTTTGGTAAAAAGTTTTTTAACCCAATTGAACAAATTGTTGCAGATGGTTCAGTTCCATCAAATTTACTACTAACATATAAAAACCCAAAAGACGCTTTAGTATATGGAGTTGAAATAGAACTACGTAAAAAATTAACCGATTGGTTAGATTTATATTCAAACACATCACTTATCAATTCAGAAGTTTCCATAAACGGAGTAAAAAGACAATTACAAGGTCAATCAAACTATGTAGTAAACGGAGGATTAAACTTACATAAAAATAACAACACATTAAACTTATCATACAACAGAGTTGGAGATAGAATATCTGCAGTAGGATTTCAAGGATATCCTGATATATTTGAAAACTCTCGTGATGTAATTGACATAGTTATCCTTCGTAAAATCAAAAATGGAGAAATTAAATTAGCAGTGTCGGATATATTCAGACAACCATTTAAATATTACCAAAATCCAAATCGTACTTTAATTAAAATAAACAACGAAACAACAGTTTCATTAACATTAAACTATAACTTATGAAAAAATTATTAGTATTATTAACAACTTTAACAATCTTTGGATGTTCTAAAGATTTAGGTGGAGAGGTCACACCAATCAATGTACCAACATCAACAACTTTAAGTGGTAATATTACCGCAACTACAACCCTTACTTCTGATAAAGAGTGGGTATTAAAGGGATATGTTTATGTAACCGATGGGGCAAAACTTATCATTCAACCTGGAACGATTATCAAGTCAGATATAAGTGAAAAAGGAGCATTATGTATTGAAAGAGGAGCTCAGATTATAGCAGAAGGAACATCATCAAAACCAATTGTTTTTACATCAGGTAGAGCGGTTGGGGAAAGAACTCCTGGCGACTGGGGTGGTATTGTTATATTAGGTAGAGCTAAAACTAATAGAACATCAGAACCAACAATTGAAGGTGGAATTGGTAGACCTTATGGTGGTACTAACGATTTAGATAATAGTGGCATTTTAAAATATGTTCGTATTGAATACGCTGGTATTGCGGCAATGCCAAACTCCGAAATTAACGCATTAACATTAGGTGCAGTTGGTAGCACAACAATCATTGAAAATGTTCAAACTATATACGCTAACGATGATGCATTTGAGTTCTTTGGTGGAACTGTTTCACCTAAAAACTTATACGCATACGGAACTGCAGATGATGATTTTGATTTTGATTTTGGATATAGAGGCAAAGTATCGTATTCAGTATCAAAGAGAGACCCACAATTTGTAGATAACGGAGATGCAGGAAATGGTGTAGAGTGTGATAATGATGGTACAGGTTCATCTGCAGAACCATTTACGCATCCTATTTTAGATAATATGATTTTAGTTGGACCAAACGATGTGACATCTTTAACAAATCACAATTTAGCAATGAGATGGAGAAGAGCAACTCAATTTGAAGTATATAATTCTACAATCATTGGATATATGAAAGGTGGTTTTTCAATGGAAAGTAATGAAACTGCACAATTTTACAAAGATGGTGTAAGTAAATTTCAGAACAATAAAATTGGTTCATTTAATTCATTAAACTTTATTAGTAAATCAACTACTATTATTACATCAGATGATGTTAAAACAAAAGCGTTGAGCGAAGGTAATACTGAAATAACTTTAACTAATAGTGAAATTGAAACTTTATCTAAACCAACTTGGACTAATGGTTGGACAAAATTTCCAACAAAAGGAAATTAAAAATAACCGTACGATATGGATTAAAATAACCCCCACTTCGGTGGGGTTTTTTATTTGTAAAAATTTCCTATTATTATAATATGAACAAGTTAATTTCTATAATTTATATATTAGTAATCTACACTATCTCTCAAGTTTTTACCTATTATCAATTACAAGGCCATTTATTCAATAAGTGGATTAAAGATAATCCATTTGTCATGGCGTTATTAGGTTTACCAATTGGTTATTTTGTGATTAAAGCAAGTAGAGTGATGGTTGAATTATGGGGAGGTCAAACATGGCCGAATCGTTTAATTGGTTTTAGCCTTGGTGTTATCATATTCACATTAATGTCTTGGTGGTTACTCAAAGAACCTCTAACTACAAAAACAATCACTTGTTTGGTACTATGTTTTATTATTCTTATGATACAATTTTTATGGAAATAATTACTTGTTAGATAATCTGCGAAAGTAATAATAAAGTCCAAAAAAGAATGCCGCAATACAATACAACACGAAGTTGGATTTCCATAAACTTCCTGTCAATAATATTAAAGAATATTGAATTGCATCGAATCCGAATGGATTGAAGAATAGAGCCAACATTAAAAATAGTTGTGATAGATTGCCTTGGAAGGTCTTTCTCCAAGTTTTGTTTTTCATGGTCATTCATATGTAAAAATTAATAGTTTATGTCTTTGTTTAGACTTTCTGTTTCAAAATAAATATTCTATTATTAGACATAACCATAAAATATATTAAATTTTGCCTGAGTAAATGGCCAACAAAAAAAATACAAAAGTAGAAAATAAATTTTTGAATATATTACTTTCTGAATTTGGAAATCAAAAAATTATGGATGATGTTTATAAAATTGGTATTTGTAATTATTTAGATGGAACCGCAGACTGTATACTTATACATAAGAAAAATAAATATTATGACAGATTATGGAATTGGGGAAGGAATTTATATCACATAAAAGGAAATAATGGAATTTCTTTGGAAAGTGTTATTAGAGTATTTAACTTTGACCATATAATTCTTGAACCAAAACATTTTTGGGAGCGAAGACGTTCAGGTTGTAATAATTGTAAATACATAAAATGATGACTAAACAAGAAATTATAAGTGAAATCATCGCATTAGAATATGAAGTAACCATGGCAAATTTGTTAGGACATAAACCAACCGATAATGATGAATATTCCGAAAAAAGAAAAAAAATAAACGAGTTAAGAAAAAATTTAAAAAATTATGGCAATTAAAATATTAGTAGTTATAAGCATTTTAGTAATTGTATCTGTGGCCATTTGGTTAGTGGATAGAGGTAATCAAAATATATACCAAAGAAGATAATCTAAATTAAAATATGAAAACAATATTTCTTGATATTGATGGGGTTTTGGCAACTAATAAACAGTTTAGTAGAAACCGTGAAAAATTCAAACACAATTACAAATGGGCCGAGGAATATGATGTTCCTTATCCATACGATGAAGGTTGCGTTAAAATTTTAAATGAAATTGTGGAATCTACTGGAGCTCAAATTGTATTAAGTTCTGACTGGAAATTACATTATAACTTGGGTACCATGGGTAAAATATTTGAGGCTAATGGAATCAAAACAAACCCTGTAGATACTACTGAAGATTTTGGTTATAGTGGATTGTTATTAGAAATGTGGAGAGCATCTGAAATTGTAAGTTATATTGACAAACATGATGTTGGACAATGGGTTGTAATTGATGACCTTAATATGGAAAAATGGTTTAATGATTATGAAGGTGGAAAAGGAGATAGATTCTTTATTACTAGAAATCGTGACGGTCTGAAAAAATCATCTCTCAAAGATAAAATTATTAATAAATTAAACGAATAATTTAAAGTTAGATAAATATAATTATGAGTAAAATAATAAAAAATCCTACATTATTTGTAGATATTGACGGAACAATTATTAAGTACCGTAAATTTAGTGAATTAGAAGAATCCATACCAGAACCAATACAAGATGTTATTGATTACATTAATGAATACCATTTAAATGGTGCAATAATTATCATTACAACCGCTCGTCCTGAAAAATATAGACTATTTACCGAAGAGGAACTTACAACCGTAGGTATTAAATGGAATCAATTAGTTATGGATTGTGGTAGAGGAACAAGAGTTGTTCTTAATGACATTGACCCTAAAAGTCCTGAAATAAAAAGAGCCGTTGGAATAAATTTAGTTAGAAATGGCGGATTAACCAATATTGAAATCCCATTAGATATTAAACCTTATGAATCAGAATAAATTATCGTTTAAAAGACACATTGCAAAAACAATCACTTATCGCATAATCAGTACTTTAATTAGTTTTATTGTTATGTGGTGGGTTACTGGAAGTATTAAAATTGGTACCGCGTTTGGAATATTTGAATTAGTTTATAAACCTATTCAATATTATATTCATGAAAGAGTTTGGTATAGATGGATTAAATTTGGTATTAATGACAAACATAAAAAACCAAGACCTATTAAAGTAGAAGAACCTAAAGTTGAAAAACCTAAGGACACTATTAAAAGGTTAAACTATACACGTAGATAAACCGATAGTAATATCGGTTTTTTTTATGAGGTAATAACTATTTATAAGGATATGAATAATGAAGTTAACAAAATTATATCGGTTTACTCAATAATATTAGAAAATAAGTCTATGTTAAAGGAATTTAATACGGTACGTCTTTC